CCTGCGGTGGTGCTGTGGCGGCACGGTCCAGGGCTTGGTGCGCCGCTGCGGCGCGGCGGTTTGCGGCGGCCTCGGCCTGCACGGCTGCTGCCAGCTGGGCGCGGGCTGCGGACAGGTCCGCGCGCACGCTGGCCAGCTCTGTGGCCGCACCTGTCAGCTGCACCTGCAGCGTACTGGCTCCCAGCTGCGCCTGGGCAGCCGCAAGCTGGGCAGCGTCGCGCTCGGCCTGTGCCGCCTGCAGGTCGGCCTGCAGCGCGTGCAGGTCAGCCTGCAGCTGCACGGCTGCGGCTGCTGCGGTGTCACGCTCGCGGGTCAGCACGGGTAGCTGGCGCAGGTCGCGGGTGGCTTCGCGCAGCTGGGTGCGCAGCTGCTGCGCATCGGCTGCGGCCTGGGCTTCGGCGTCGGTGGCCTTGCGCAGTGCCCACTGCGCGCTGCGCACGTCGGCCAGCAGCGCGATGAACCTGCGCTCTAAGCTCTGCAGGGCGGCGTGGTCGCTGTCTTGCTCCACCGCAGCCGCCACCGCTTGCGCCACCTGCTGGTCTACCGGGATCGCGGGCTTCTTGCTTCGCTTTTTGGGCTTAGTGTCTGTCATAGCAGCCTCCTGCCTGGGCAGCCCAGGTCGCTGCCACCGCGCATGATGTGGTTCCCCACTGCGGTGGCCAGTGGGTTCTCGGCGCGCAGCAGTGCCTCGCAGTGCGGGCCTGCAGCCCAGCGGCACGCGCACACTGCCGGGTCACGGGGTGCGCTGGGTGCGCTGGGTGCTGGTGCTGGCGCGGGCTGTGCCTGCTGGCCCACTGTGTCCAGCTGCAGGCGCCGCTGCTGTAGCAGCGCCAGCAGCGGCGGCAGGTCGGCCTGCGCGCCACGCTGGGCGCGGGTCACGACACACCACCAGGGCGGTGCAGGCGGCGCCCATCGGTGGGGCTGTCGGTGGTGTCCTCGGCGGGCTGCACTGCGGGCACGGCCACGGGTGGGTGGGCGTGCGGGTCCACCAGTGCGGCCCCCAGCACCAGCGGCAGCTGGTCCTGCGTGGCGTACACGCACAGCACCTGCCCGGCGGTTGACAGCACCCGCCAGCCTGCACCCTGCTGCAGCACCAGCAGCTGGGCGGCGCCACGCAGCAGCAGCACGTGCTCCACGCCGTGCGTGGCCCACGTGTAGGGTGGCGGTACGGTGCAGGGCGGGGTCACGGCGTGCCGCCTTGCGGGTCCGCAGCGGGTGCCGCAGGCGGGTCCGACAGTCCGGTGGCCACCAGCAGCGGCAGGGTGCACGGCCCCACCTCCCCGGCTGCCATCATCGCCGCCCCCCTACCCGGAGCTGCAGGCGCGGCGGGCACCCACCCGCGAGCGAGCGCGGCGGGCAGCGACGCGGGGCTGACCCACCGCCGCTTCGGGTCTGCGACGACACCGAGGCGCAGCGTGCGGGTTCGCGAGGGACTCGACCACTGCCGGGGTCCGCGCCGGTCGTGCCGACTCACCACCTCAACCCACCCAGCTGCGCGCAGGCTGGTCCCGGGCTCAGTGGCGAGCGTGTACGTCACGAGGGGCTGCCCCAGCTTACGCGCCCAGCGGGCCGCTGCGCCAAGGAGTGCTGAGGCGCAGCCGGGCGGCGCGCCGTCGGGCACAATGCCGCGACTGTACTCCACCCACCCGCCGACCTGCAGTTCGCGCGCGACAGGGCGGCCAATAAGGCCCCAGGCCACCGGCCAGCGGGTGTCGCGGCGCACCACCACCAGCCCCACAAGGCCGCCCGCTACGCGCGGCAGGTGGCGGTGGTGCTCGGCGCAGCGACGGATAGCCTCGCCGACACCGATGGTGTGGACGGCGAGGCGGACGGCGCCGGGCGGCTTGTAGCGGGGGGGCGAGTCCACCACCCCGAGCGTAGCACGCGGGGCGCCGTTCACGGTGCCTGCCAGCTTTTCCGTTTCTGACTTGCTCACTTGCAACCTCGTGTAACTGCTGCAGGGTTACCCTACACACGCCAGCGGTGCGGCTGTGTGTAGGGTGGGCGGTGGGTGCGCGCACAGCGTCTGCGCATCACTCTGCTGACGCACGCAGCTCTGCCGCCAGCATACGCCACCGGCTGAAGCCCGGTGCCGTGCGTGCACCCACCAGCGGGTCCACGTCGCCGCCGCTGGCGTAGTGGTGCGCCACCAGCTCGGCCAGGGCGGTGGCCACCCGGTCGCGGTCCAGCTGTGGCAGGTTGCGCACGTACCACTGCATGACCGCGTGCAGGTCAGGGTCCGTCATCAGCTCGGGGCGCAGCTGCATCAGCTGCACGGCGGCCACCAGCAGGGTGGCGATGTCGCCGTGCTGCACCACGCTGCCCTGCAGCCCGCCCTGCACCAGCTGGGCGCCAGCGGGCACATACACCCGCACCTGCGGGTCCAGCCGGTACAGGCTGACGCTGGTGTGCGCCCCGTTCAGATGCAGCAGCCCACCCACAGGCAGCCCCGCACTGTCGCGCACAGCGGGAAAGCTGAACTCCACGGTGCGGTCGTTGGGTGTGTCCTGTTGGGCGGCGGGTGGGTTCAGCTTGCACTGCGGCTTCATGGTTACTCCTGCGTGGTGGTGTGTGTGGTGGGTTCCACCGTGAACTCGTTGCGGGCGCGGTACACGAACCCGCACGGCCAGTGCGGGCTGCTGAGCCGGTACAGCTGCACGTCGCCAGCGGGCAGCTCGGTGACTTGGCAGCGCACGCTGCGGGCGTCGGCTTTGAACCAGCTGGCGAAGGTCCACACCCAGGTGCCCAGCGGCACGTGCTGGCGCCGCGTCACTGGCCACCGCCTGCGCTGGGCGCGGGCAGCTGCGCGGCCACCAGCCCCTCGGCGGTGCACACGCACGCACCCAGCGCCAGCACGGTGCTGGCCTGCACGGGCGCGCTGTCCGCCCCATACACGTGCGCCGGGCGCACCACCACCAGCTGCCCACCACCACCGCCCAGGCTGCCCAGCACCGCGCCCTCACGCAGTGCTGCGTGCACCTGCGCAAGCTCACGCACCGCTTGCACCTCGTACAGCTGCGGCAGCTGGGTGGCTGGCGCGTCTGCGCCCGCTTGCGGTTGCGTGAGGCGCTGCACGTGCAGCCGGGACAGCGCAGCCTCTGCCTCTTGCAGCTGGTCGTGGGCACGGTTGATTTCGTCCGTTGCCTCGGCAAGCTCGGCACGCAGCTGGGCGAGCTGTGCCTGCAGCTGCTCGGTGTAGTGGCGCTCCAGCGCACGGTGCACACTGGTGGCAGACACGCTGAACCGCTGCACACCGGACGCGCACGCTGTCTGCAGCACCCACGGCACGAGATCGGGGTGCGCACGCTCTACCCTTTGACGGCCCATCGGAACCTCCTGCTGGCGGGCTGCGCCTTGCGCCCTGCATGTGCTGTAGTAGGCAGCCGCACACTAACCCGCACAGCGTACCACTACACCACAGGCATCAAGCTGAAAACCCGTGCAGCAGCCGGTGCAGGTGGGCGCAGGTGCGGCTGCATCACTGCGCGGGTGCTGTGGTGCGGGTAGAAAAAAAACCGCTACGCAGGCTGCGCGGGTGGTGTGGGAAAAATGTGCGGGGGGCCATGTGGCCGCCCCCCCTGCCGCCGGGCCTGTTCACGGGGTACCCCCCCCCTACGGGGTACCCCGTATGCCGCACCCCGACGCCCAGGATGTCGTGCTGCACGCTATTCCCACGCAGCAGGCAGCGCACGGCGCGCTGTGCTGGGTGCGGGCTGGGTGCAGCGCGGCCTGCCACCCGTACAGGCGGGCACCCGCCTGCACACCCAGACGCTGCGCGGGTGGGTGCGCCGCAGGGTGCGCAGCTGCGCGCCACAGGCGGGACCGCTGTGGGGCCGCTGTGGGGCCGCTGGTGCCTCCACAGGCGCGCGCAGCCGTCAGCCGCACCCTGTGCCGCCCACCTGCCCCGCGCGCGCCTGTGGAGCCTGTAGGCCGACTGTGGGGCAGGCTGCTATGGGCTGCTGGGCAGCCTGCTGCACCCTCGCCCGCCATGCGCTGCACCCACCCCTCCTCACCACCCCACCACCACCGCAGCACAGCCCCTGCCACGATGCGCCTGCATCCTGCGCTCTGGTGCCCACCAGCACCCCACGCGCTGGGCACGCTGCACGTGCTGCGCGGGTGAGCAGCACAGGGTGCGCAGCTGGGCACAGTGGGGCGCAGCTGCAGCGCGGCCCGACCGGCTGGCACCAGCCCGCGAAGCGGGCTGCAGTGCCCAGCTGTGCGCCGATTGCGGCTCACCCAGGCCCGCGACACTGGGCGCCCGGCTGCGCACCTGCGGCTGGGCCTGCGCGGGTGGTGGGCCGCACTGTGTGCCAGCTGCGCGGGTGCCGCCGAGATGGTAAAGCCCCGCTCGGCTGAACCGGCGGGGCTGTGGGGCTGGTGGCGCTGGATCTGTCAGGCGGCGACGGACAGCACCAGGGTGAAGCCGTCCGCGCTCTTGGTGGTGCTCACCCGGAGGCCAGCGCGGGCGGCGGCCTTGCCGCCAGGGTTGCACGGCGCCCAGTAGGCGCGGTGAGCCACGCTGCTGGTGGCGAAGCCGAGCGCCATCCGGTCGGCCACGGTGAGAACAGCCACGCCGCTGCCGGCCGTCAGCTGGGCCAGGGTTGCCGCCATGCTGGCGATGGTGGTGCGGGTGCTGGTGGTGCTGGTCGTCTGGCCAGCCTCGACAGCGGCGCGGGCGGCCTCGGCGCGGTCAGCCTCCAGCTGCTGCTCGGCGGCGGTGATGGTGTTCGGGGTCACGGGCGCCTCGTATCCGGCATCGCGCAGGGCCTTCACGCGGTCGGCGTAGATGGCGAGGTCGGCCTTCTTCCAGCCGTCGAAGCGCATGGCGCTGGGCACGCCCGCGATCGCGTTCATGCTGGTCAGGGCGAACTTGATGTCCTCGGTGGTGGCGGTGGCGATGGTGGACACGGTGGCGAAGGCGAAGGTGAGCTTGGTCATGGTGGTCGTCCTGCGTGGTGGTGGGCAGCTGCCCGTCTGCTGACACCATCGGTGTAACACGAGCACGGTTAGACGCGCAACGAACTTTCTGCTCGCGGCGTGAAGATTGTTGAGAACCGCCGCCACCACGCGCACAGCAGCAGCTGGGCGCGGCCCCTGGGCGCTCCAGCTGTCCCCACACGTGCGAGCGCCCCGCGAGGCGAGGCCAGCGGGGCGCTGCTGCAGTGCGGCGTGGCGAGGGGCGTCAGGCCGCCCGCACCAGCACCACGTCGAACCCGTCCTCAGACTTGGCGCTGCGCACGGTCAGCCCAGCCAGGGCTGCCGCCTTGCCGCCAGGGTTGCAGGGTGCCCAGTATGCCCGGTGAACCACGGCGCTGTTTGGCAGGCCCATCGCAAGGCGATCGGCCACGGTGAGCACGGTGATGCTGTAGACCGCCAGGGAGCGCAGCTCGGTGGCGAAGTCACCCACGCTGGACCGGGTGCGGGTGGTGGTGTCGCCGGTGGCGGCCTTGCGGGTACGGGTGGTGGTGCGCGTGGCCGCAGCCACCTGCGCCTCCACCTGCGCCAGCAGCTCCGCAGCCGACAGCGCGGCGGCGGCGGCCTCGGCCTCGGCAGCCACGCGGGCGGCCTCGGCAGCGGCGCGCTCGTCGGCCACCTGCTGCTCGGCGGCGGCGGTGAGCATCGCGTCGATCGCAACGCGCAACGCGGTGGCCTTGTCGAGCAAGCTGCGGTCAACGGCCACGCCCTGCTCGGTGCAGAGCGCGCGGTAGGCGGTGCGCAGGGCAGCGCGGTCGAAGGTGGCGATGGTGGCAGTGGTCAGGGTGGTGGTGGTCATTGTGGTCTTGCTCCTGCGGGGTGGTGGGCGGTGCGCCCGTCTGCTGACACCACCTATATAACACCGTGGCAGTTAGACACGCAACGAACTTTCTGCTCGCTTGCGAAAGATTTTTCAGATGCCGCACACGCACTGCGTTCTGGCGCTGCACCTGCTGCGCAGCAGCACCCCACACGCAGCAGCGCCCGCGCAGCACGGGCTGGCGGGCGCGGGCGATGCTCCCCGAACGCTGCGAGGCCCGCCGAGCTGGGCAGCTGGGCGGGCCTCCCATGCCAGCGTTCAGGCTGGCCACTCTGCCAGCGTGGCGCTGTACCACCGCGCCGGGCTGCTGTGGGTGCCAGCGCCCTCGGCCAGCACCAGCTCGGCGCGCAGCCGTGCGGGCCGACCGGGCGCGCGTGGTGCTGGGCGCAGGTAGACCGCAGCGGCCCGCCAGCCGGGCGCCCAGCCTGCTGCGTTCGCCAGCAGCTGGCAGCAGCCCACGCTGGCAGGCAGCCCAGGGTGCGGGCGAACGGTGGCGGCCATCGCCATCTGGCGCAGCTGCGCCACGGTGGGCTGGGTGGTGGTGCTGGTCATTGTGCGCTCCTGCGGGGTGGTGGTGGCCATCACGCCACCGTCTTGCGACCGTCGTGGAAGCCACGCATCCACTCACTGTGATTCTCGCGGGTGGCGGCACAGTACGCGATCCAGTCGTTGTCGTCCCGTCCCCACGAGATGTCGGGGTTGCATACCCAGGGGCCACCGGGCACGTAGCTCTCAGTCCAGCGGCGGCCAGTGGCCTTGCCGCTCTCGTAGGACGCCGTCGCAGTGGGAATGCCGCGATTCAGGTCGTTGGCGGGGTAGGCTCCGAAGCGGCGGGTGGTGGTCATCGTGTGCTCCTGCTGGGTGGTGGTCATCGTGTGCTCCTGCTGGGTGGTGTGCGTCTGCTGCTGACACCACAGGTGTAACACTGTCGCGGTTAGGGCCGCAAGCGTTTTTCTGCATGACGTGCAAAGATTGTGCAGGCGCTGCACCAGCACGGCGTTCTGCCGCAGGCCGCCAGCAGCGCGCGCAGCGCCACCCGCGCGCCGCTGTGGCGCACGCCAGCGGTGGCCAGCACAGCGGCGCGATAGCCTGGGTGCACCCTGGAGGCCCCATGACACCGCTCGCCGCCCTGCTGAACCTGTGGGCGCACCTGCGCGCCGCCCATCACGTCTACTGGACCCTGCACTGGCAGGCCCGTGGCCCCTCGTTCTACGCCGACCACCAGCTGTTCGGCGGCCTGTACGAAGCTCGCGTCGAAGAGATTGATCACGTGGCCGAGCTGATCGCCGGGCACCACGGCGCCGACAAGCTGGACCCGCTCGCAGCCTGGACCGCTGCCATCCCGGTGGTCGAGGCCATGCTCGCGGGCAGCAGCCCGGTGGTGGTGGCGCAGCTGGTGGTGGCGGCAGCAGAGGCCGCGAACACCGCCTGTGCAGGTGCACCTGCACCCGCCAGCACGCAGAACGTGGTGGCCGACATCGGCAGCGCGCACGTGAGGGCGCTGTACCTGCTCCAGCAGCGGTTCGGGCGCGGCGGGTAGCCCAGGCGGCGCGCTGGGCGCCGCGCCGAGCCAGCGCCTGCGGTCAGTAGCCGCGCCGCTCAGTGGCGCGCTGGGCGCGCTCGGCCTTGCGCTGCAGCTGCATCATGCGGGCCAGCCCGGCGTCCTCGGTGGTGTCGGCCTGCTCGGCGGGCAGTGCGGCCAGCTGCGCCTGCAGCGCGGCCAGCCGCTCCCTGCGGCCAGCCGCGAACGCGCTGGTGGCGTCCCGCTCCAGGCGGCGCTGCAGGTCTGCGATCTCGGCGGTGATGATGGTGCGGTTCATGGTGTGCTCCTGCTGGGTGGTGTGCGACTGCTGCTCTCACCACCTGTGTAACACGGGAGCGGTTATGCACACAAGGTGGGCACCTAACTTTTCTCAAAGAAAGTTCAGAGCACCCACCAGCACGGTGCTTTCAGTGGCCGCCCACTGCAGCAGCGGTTCGGTCGCGCGGCACAGTGGCCCCACAGCAGCACAGCCCGCGCAGCTGGTGCTGGCGGGCTGTGCGAGCAGCGCCTGCTGCCTGTCAGGCGCTGCAGCCGCGACGCTGGCCGTCGCTGCGGTGCTGGTACAGCGGCAGGCCCCGATGCGCGAGCAGCATGGCGCCGGACGCGACCGGCTCCTTGGCGCCGAACACCAGCACAGGCTGCAGCCGCCCGTCCGGCAGCGTGACCACGTCGAGGTTGCCGCGCAGGTCGTGCGCGTCGATGTCGGCGTCCCACTTGGCGAGTGCGGCGCGCAGGGTGCGCTCGTTGGCGTAGCCCTTGAAGTTCGGGGCGAGGAAGGCGATGACGTTGGCGGTGAGCATGGACACGGTGAACTCCTGCGTGGTGTGTGGGCGCAGCGCCCTGCTGACACCACGGGTCTAACGCTGTCGCGGTTACACCCACAAGGTAGACACCTAACTTTTCTCAAAGAAAGTTCAGCACACGCACCAGCACGGCGTTTTCAGTGGCCCTCTGGCGCAGGTGGCCATTCGGGCAGGCCACGCACCACCCGCTGCAGGCGCTGCACCAGCGGCACCAGCTCGCGCACCATCCTCCGCGCAGCCGGATGCTGGGCCACCAGCAGGTACGCCACCGCGTCCAGCAGCTCGGGCAGCGCCTCGTCCAGCCCCTGCGCCCAGGGTGCCCGCAGCACGGTGCCGTACCTGCCACGCCCCAGCTGGGCGCGCGCCGCAAGGTCGGCCAGCACCTGCGGCGGCAGCCCCTCGTCCAGCGCCAGCTGCAGCGCGGTCGGGCCTGTCAGCTGGTCGCACGGCACCGTGGCGCGGGTGGCGGCTGGTGTGGGCGGCAGGGTGCACGCAGCCTGCTCGGCACGTGCCTCGGCGCCCGCCTCGGTGCGCAGGCACGCACGGCAGGACACCGCCAGCAGGTCGGCAGCCAGCCCGTCCTCGTCGGCTGTGCGCCCGCAGGCAGTGGCCCAGGGCGACCACGGGGCGGGTCCGGTCGGGGTGGTGGCAAGGTGCAGCACGGTCATGCGCGGCCCGTGCTGCCGAAGCCACCAGCGCCGCGCGTGGTGTCCTGCAGGTCATCGGTGGGCAGGAACACAGCGCGCCGCACAGGTGCGAGCACCAGCTGGGCCACGCGCTCCCCGCGCGACAGGCGCACCTCTACGCTGCCGTGATTGACCAGCAGCACCTGCACCTCGCCACGGAAGTCCGCGTCAATGGTGCCCGGTGCGTTCAGCACGGTGATGCCGTGGCGCAGCGCCAGCCCACTGCGCGGGCGCACCTGCGCCTCCACGTCGGCGGGTAGCTCCAGCCGCAGCCCGGTGGGCACCAGCGCCCGCGCACCGGGCGGCAGCACCACCTCGGCGGCAGCGTACAGGTCCGCACCTGCGGACAGCTCGGTGGCATAGGTGGGCAGCGACAGGCCAGCGGCGTGCGGCAGCTGCTGCACCAGCACGTGCGTGGTGGGTGGGCGTTGCGGCAAGTTCATCCCCCTGCAGCCCTGGCGGCTGCCGTGATTGCGCGCTGCGCGCGCGTGAGTGTGCCGTTGAAGCACCTGCGGCACTGTGCACAGGCGCCCGCCGCACTGTCCCTCGGCTTCGCCGGGTCACACAGTTCGTGCAGCGGGCACACCACTGCGGCGGGCTGTACGGCTCCGCTGGCGTTTCGCTGGCGTGCTGCTCGCGCCACAGCCTGCGCGCCCGCGCGAACCAGCTCTCGCGCTTGCCGCCTGTCACGGGTGCCCACCCGGTAGGCAGTGCAGCGCCGCCAGCGCCAGCGCCTCACCCAGCGTGCCAGCACACCACTCGCCCAGCTCGGGGTCAATGTGCGCCACGTACTGGTCGCACGCGCCTGGATGCGTGTGGGTGTGCCACGCCGTGTCCTGCTCCCACAGCTGGGCCAGGAGCAGGGCTGCGGTGGCGTGGTCATCCAGCGCGGGCACACACACTGCCGCAGCCATCGTCAGCTGCACCTCGCCGCGCGACACAGCCACCCGCAGGCGCAGGTGCGCACCGCGCCGCTGCACCTGGGTGTGGCCCACCACCCGCAGCAGGTCGGCGCAGCCTGTGGTGCGCACCGCGCTGCCCACAGGCCAGCGATACCACTCCGCACGTGCCACCCTGTCACGCAGTGTCAGCTCCTGCACCGTACCCTCCGCGCCCGCACCTGCTGCTCGCCCAGGGCGCGCGCCTGGGTGGTGCTGGCCACCAGCAGGTCCAGGTGCCTGTCTGCTCCTGCCTTGCGCCGGGTGCTCGGCCCCAGCCGGTCGGCCACCTGCACGCTGCGCCAGCGGCCACCTATCTCCACCTCCAGGCAGGTGCCCAGCGGCCACGCTGTGCTCGTGGCCACCACGCCCAGGCGGTGGTCGGCCTTGCGTCCATCGGCCATCACGCCGCTGCAGCCCGTGCACGTGGCTGTATAGGCTGTGAGCTTCGCCACGAAAATCAGCCCCATCGCGGTCATGCGCCCTCCAGGCTGACGGCTACGCCAGCGGGCCGCTGCGTGCCAGCAGCCCCTGCACCGTGGCCAGGGTGCCGCGCACCGACTTCGGGTTCAGGTCGCGGGTCATCGCGTAGCTGGCCAGCGCCCAGCACAGCTCGTCCACCACCTGGGCAGGCTTCGCGCCTGCTGCCTCTGCGGCCTCCACCTGCAGCAGCAGCCGGTGGTGCAGCTGGGCGGCCTGCGCGGGCGGTGCGGGTGCTGGTGCAGGTGCGGCTGCAGCCGCAGGCGGCGCAGCGGCTGCCCGCAGCCCCTCGGCCACCGCGCCCAGGAACACAGCACCCAGCGCCTGGGCCAGCTGCTGGCGTGCTTCGTCACTATCTGGGCGGGCGGCTGTGCCTTCCGCCACTGCCCGCAGGTGGTCCAGGGCGCGCTGGTGCTCGGGGCTGAGGCGGCTACGCATCGGCCACCTCGCGCTCGGGCGGCAGGCCGCAGTGGTCGCGCAGCATGGCGCGACGTGCTGGGCCAGGGTCCAGCACCACGAACCCGTGGCCAGCCACCTCGGCGACCACCAGCGGCACACCAGCCAGCACGTGCCAGCGGGTGCGCTGCTCCAGCCACCACGTGGCGGGCTGGTCGGGGTCTGCCAGCGGGTTCGGCGCCAGACCCACCCAGCAGCTGCGGTCCACGCGCAGCTGGGCGCCGCCCAGCTCTGGCGGCATCTGCAGCCAGTCGGGCGACAGGCTTGGGTCCATCACCACCTCCCCGCCTGCACCCGTGCTCACCGCCTCGCCCACTCGCCTGCTCGTCCACACTGTGTCCACCGCTGCCTCCAGCGGGCGCTGGGTGCGCCCGTGCGTACTGGTATAGGGTAGCACCACCGTCCGCGCACGTTATGGGTGGTGCGTCTGCACAATGCGCTGCAGCACGGTAGGGTCAGCGGCCCACTGCGCCATCATTGGCAGCACGTGGTGCCCCATGCCCCAGTCTGAGACATACAGGGTGCGGAGGGTAGGGTTCCATTCGCTTAGAGCGGTAGCCACAGCCATCAGCCCAGCCCGCAGGAGCTGACCCCACTGCGGGTGACCGTTGCGGCCCACCACGAAGGCGTTCGCCAGCACGCTCACGTCTACGCCCAGGCGCTGCAGGTGCTCGGCCTGCACACCTGTCAGCTCGCTCAGCGGCACGTTGCGCAGCTTTCCGTCCCTATAGATGGGGAGCGTTCTGAAACGTGTACCTGACGCAAAGCTGGTCGCGTCTACGCTGTCCCACGTGTAGCCGCGCACCAGCTTTTCGGCGTTGATGCCGAACCCGTGTGTGCGCAGACCCAGGCGGCAGCACGCTGGCATCACCGCAGCCAGCCACCTGTCCGCGTCAGCGTCGGTGTAGCCGTGCAGCTTGCGCAGCTGTGACGTGATCCCGCCGATGGCGATGCGTTGCGCACCGATGGCTGCGTACCGCTCCACCCAGGCGGGGTCTGTTCCGAGGTGAATAGTGGGCATGGCGTTCTCTACGCCCGCTTCAACCATGCTGCGATGGTTCGCATAGGTGACTGCGGGGTTTCCCACCACGTCAAGGCTGGCACACCAGTCGGCGCACCTCCACTTCTCACCTGCGCGCAGGAAAGACGTGTAGGCGAGCAGAGACACGGGCTGACCAGTGGTGGCCACGCTGAAGGCACCACTGTCAAAAACAAGCGGCACACCGTCCGTCGCCGCTGTGCGCGCCTGGGTCCACAGCTTTGGGTTCTGGCGAATGGCGGCATAGCTCACCAGCCACCCTACCCGCAGCGTATGGACGCCTGTGCGGTCGCTTGGAGTGTGAATAGTGATCACGGACACTGCAGCAGTGGGTCGCGCACCCCGGCCTGCGCGAAGCCACGAGCGCGCAGGAGGCAGGCATGGCACTGACCACAGGGCGGCGTCTGCCCGGCGTAGCACGTGTGAGACACCGCCAGGGCGTCCATACAGCCCTGCAGCGTTGTCGCCAGCCGCACCGAGGCGGCCTTGTCCAGCCGCATCAGTGGCGTCAGCACAGGCAGCCAGTGGTCCCGGCCGACCACCGCCTGGGCGATGGCTTCTTCTGCCGCATCCACGAATGTCCGCCTGCAATCGAAGTATCCCCCGAAGTCTTCCTCGCACACGCCAGTCACCAGCGCGTCCGCCTTCACCGCCGCTGCCCGATTGGCAGCCAGTGTCAGGAATAGCAGGTTCCGTCCCGGTACGAACGTCGGCTCTACACCACCGGGCAGGTCGTCAGCATTCGCGTACAGACCCAGCGGCGCGTCACTCACCAGCGGGCTGGTGCCGACCAGCACGCGGCCCATCTGCACCTCCTCGTGCCGCAGCACCACGCGAGGATAGTGCGCCTGCGCCACCTGCAGCACCGCCCTGGCAGCACGCAGCTCCGCGTCATGGCGCTGGCCGTACCACACCGACAGTGCGTGCACCTCACTGGCGCCAGCGTCCAGCGCCCAGAACAGGCACGTGGTGCTATCCTGGCCACCCGACAGCAGCAGCACCACCCGTTTCCCAGTTAGGTCCATCATTATTCCCCCTTACGCCAGTCTGCCCAGCAGTTCGGCGTTTCATAGACCCGCACGTGTGTCACCGCGATGCCGTACCCGTGCAGCAGCTGCCCAGCTGTGTGTCCGACCAGCCGGGCTATATTCTCGGCGGTGGGTTCGCCGTATTCGCGCGGCATCGCATAGGTTTTCTGGCCACGTTCCACCAGAAAGGCCCCCACAGGGTCATCGGGGTGGTGGGCATACCCGTGGTCCAGCGCCTCGTCCAGCCACGTGCCGACCACCTGCTTCACCACCGAAAAGTCAACCACGCGGCCCACCGCGTCCAGCGCAGGTGCTGCGCACGTGACCTCGATACCGTAGCGGTGCCCGTGCACGTGTGCGCACTTGCTTTCATGGCGCATCACACGGTGGCCCACGTCAATCCCGAAAATGCGGGTGCAGGTCGTACCCATCACGCCCCCCTGGGCAGCGGTTCACACAGGTGCCAGAACTCGGCGCGCACCTCGTGCTGCCGGAAGGCGCCCAGCAGCACCTCGGTGGTCATGGTGCCAGTCTTGCGCACACCACGGCAGGCCATGCAGTGGTGCACGGCGCGCACACGCACACCCACCCCACGCGCGTGCAGGTGCGCAGCCAGCGCGTCGGCCACCTGCTGCGTCAGCCGTTCCTGCACCTGCAGGCGCCGTGCATACAGGTCCACCAGTCGGGCCAGCTTGGAAACACCCACCACCAGACCAGTGGTCCCTGGCAGGTAGCCCACGTCGGCCACACCAGTGAACGGCAGCATATGGTGCTCGCAGACGCTGTGAAACGGAATGTCGGCCAGCACGATCATCTGGTCGTAGCCACCCACTTCCGAGAACCCAGCGTCCCCGGTGCTCGTACTGAGCACGTCGCCCGGCTGCAGGTTCATTCCCTCCAGCATCTCGCTCCACGCCTTGGCCACCCGTTCGGGCGTGCCACGCAGCCCCTCCCGGTGCACGTCCTCACCCACTGCGGTCAGCAGTGCCCGCACCGCGTCGGCGGCAGCTTGTTTGTCACTTGTCATGATAGCTCCAGCAGCTTGTGAACCTGCGCCGAAACACGCCAGCCCAGGCGTGCAGCCAGCGCCAGCGCGGGCTGCACCGCGCCGGGTCCGGTCCCGATGTCAAGGGGCTGGACGAAGCGGTGCACGAACGACCACTCACCCATGCGGCGCAGCTCGTCCTCGGACCACTGCGGGTCCACCACCTTCAGGTCAGTGCCTTGCCTGACCACCACGTGCTGCAGCGTATCAGCGCCGGGCTGGCGCAGTGCTTTCGGGGATACCGTTACGTGCTGAACAGCCTGCAGGGCATCAGCACGCACGGTCCCGTTCGTTTCCACAGCCACCCACACGCGCGCAGCACGCAGGCCCTCAATCAGTGCTTCGCCCGCCAGCGTGCGCAGCTGCAGGCACGGCTCGCCGCCGGATACCACCACGAACGGGCGGCGCCACCCGTCGCACAGGCGCAGCACAGTGTCCACCACCTCCTGCGGCTCGTAGCGCGTGCCACGGGCGAAGTCGGTGTCACACCACGCGGCGCACGCACCAGCACCTGCATCCCGAAGGTGCGGCAGCCCGCTCCACAGGTTGCAGCCAGCGAGGCGCACGAACACTGCAGGAACTCCTGCCATGCTGCCCTCACCCTGCATCGTGGCGAACACCTCCCGAACGTACACAGTCATGCGCCCGCCTGTGCGAGCACCGCCCGCTGCACCGTGTCGGTGATATTGTCGGTGCCGTACTGGTCAGCCAGCTTGCGCACGGCCATCTGGAACGGTTCCATCGTCTCGTCGTTGAGGAACAGCTGCACCACGCGCACCGCGCTGGTGGGCATCGGTGCCGGCGCCGCGCCGGGCGGCAGCACGCTCCCAGCAGCGGCGCCTGCGCCAGTGGGTGCGGCAGCAGGCACAGCTCCACCGGACGGAGCCAGCGCCGCAGCCTGCGGGTCAGCGACGGGTGCCTCGGCAACGTATGCCGCCACCAGCGCGTCCAGCTCTGCGGTAGAGAACCCGAGGTCGTCCACGTTGAAGGACGTGTCCAGTGCCGACAGGTCCGCAAGGTGCCGCGCCAGCACAGCCTCGTCCCAGCCCGCCAGCTCCCCGGTGCGGTTCAGCGCGATGGATAGCTTGCGGGCCTCTGTGTCGCTCACGTCCAGCAGCGCCACGCGGGCAGCCGTCCAGCCCAGGCTGCGCATGGCCTCGGCGCGCCCGTTCCCACCGATCACCATCATCGTGGCCTTCTGCACCAGCAGCGGCTCCACCTGCCCGTGGTCGCGCAGGCTGGCGGCGATGGCCGCGAGGTTCCGCTTGTCATGTGTGCGCGGATTGGCAGGGTCAGGCCGCAGTTCTGCCAGCGGCACGGTGGTCAGGTTCAGCTCGGCGGTGGGCATCGGTTGCTCCATCAGTGGGTGAGGCTGGCCACCAGCGCGCCCACAGCCGCGCCAGTGGCGCAGGCCAGCGACGCCAGCAGGTACAGGTGGCGGGGGACCAGCAGGGCGGCCTGCGGGCGAGGCGGTGCCAGCACCAGCAGCAGCTCGGTGCGGTCACCTCTGGCTGCTGGCAGGCTGGCCACCACGTGCCAGCCCTCGGCCAGCAGGGACGCCAGCGCCGGGCTGCGCACGCTGGCCTCTGGATCGTCCATCGGCAGTGCCAGCACAGTGGCGCGCTCGGGCACAGCCGGGCCGCTCACAGCGGCACCGTGGCGGGCTGGTGGCTGGGCACACAGTCCTGCCCAGCCACCAGCCCGCGCACCACGCCGTGCACCTGCACCCACACGATGCGCTCGTTTCGGTGCGCAGCGGCGTGCTGCGCCTCCATCCTCTGGTATTCCTTGAAGTCGCGGGGTGCCGCCTGGGCCAGCGTGGTGCCTTGCACCACGTCGCCAGCCTCCAGCACCACCTGCTCCCTCGTGCCACCGTTGAGCATGAACGTCACCCTCCGCTGCACCCTGTAGGTCGTCACCGCTGCCCCGTTATCACACCGCTCACGCCTCTGCCGTTACGCCAGAGAGCTGCGCGATGGCGTGCTCCAGGGCTGTGTCCCACACTGCGGGAACCAGCTCCCAGCTGTAGTCGGGCAGCGCCTGCAGCTGCTGCTGGGCATACAGGGTGCCGATGGCGGTGATCACGTCGTGCCAGCTTGCGCGCACGCCAGCATCTTCGCACCGCTCCACGTACTCCTGCACCAGCGCACCCAGGCTGTCGCCGGGCGGCGCAGTCACGTCCAGCACGGTGGCGGGGCGCCCTGCGCCCAGGTCCAGCTCCACCACGGTGTCCAGGCACTCCACCCGCAGCGCGGTGCCGTCCTGGGCCACCACCACACCAGCCACCACCTCCGCGCCCTGCTGCACCACCACCAGCCGCCCCACCAGCCCACCAGCCGCAGGGTGCGCACCTGCACCCACCGCCTGGGCCACCGACAGCCGGGCAGCGTGCTGGGTGCGCAGGCGCACCTGCAGCACCTCGTCCAGCTGGTACACCACGTCGGTGGCAGCACGCTCCAGCAGCCCGTGCACACGCACACGCACCACCAGCACCGCCTGCGCTGCTGTCACGCTCACGGTGGCCTGCCGCACCTCGGCGTGGCCACGCGCAAGGTGGCGCCCGTCCTCGGCAGCCAGCTCCACCGCGCACAGGTCGAACCCGCCGCTGGTGCTGGCCTTGCCCCGCGCACCGTCGCCACCGCTGGCGAACGCACGCGCCGCACCGGGCACGTAGCTGTCCACCAGTGCAGCGGCCTGCTCGTCAGGCACGTCCAGCGACAGGTCGTAGTCCCACACGATGCCCGCACCATCTCGGCGGGGCGTGGCGCGTACCAGTCGCATCACGGCGCTGGTCGGCAGGTTGCGCAGGTCAAGCATCAGCTCTCCGCGCTTGTCATAGGGCCGAAGCGCCAGCGGCGCACAGGGTCAGCCGTTCGGGCTGCGTAGCAGGCGCACCAGCAGCAGCGACCACAGCAGCCCGCCGACCACCTTGGCGCTCGCCTGCGCGGCCACCAGCAGCGGCGGCGCATCCCCGAACGCTACAAGCTGAAACACCAGCGAGTCCACCGCCGCCCCTGCCACGTTACTGGCGTTCACCCGCAGCAGGCGCCCCTGCTGCCGCAGGCGGTGCAGCACCACGCTGTCGGCCACGCCAGCCACAAGGAACGCCGCCGCGCTGGCAGCCGCCACGCGGTCGGCCCGCTCCAGCACCAGCGCGGTCAGCAGCGATCCCGACAGCACCAGCGCGCCCAGGCGCAGCACCAGCTGCTGCCCGGTCCACCGCTCCTGCAGCACGTCCTTCACCGTCAGGTCAAGGGGAATGACCAGCCAGGACGACACCAGCGCCGCCGGTCGCCCCCACAGCACCACAGCCACGTTCGCGGCCACGATGCTGGCAAGGTAGGCGGCCACGAGGGGTCTGCTTTGCGGGCTGGTCATCGGGTGACTGTAGCACGCACCGTGCAGCCCCGTTTTCGGGGCTACAGCGCGCGCGGCGCTCCCAGCAGGCCCAGCCACCTCCCCGCGTCCCGCGCGCGCCCTGTGGGCGGTTTTTGGCCCCTGTAGGCTATGCCGCCCGCGCAGCCGCCACCCGTGCAGCCAGCACCACCCGCACGCTGCTGGCGTGCCACGTGCCGCCGCTGCGAGGCGGGTGCCCAGCCTCGGCCAGCAGCGCGCCCACACGGCGCAGGCTGTGGCCCTCGCCGTGCAGCTGCTGCGCCAGCACGATGGCAGCCTGCTCGGCGGGCACCGGGTGCAGCTGGCCCTCGGCGTCGGCCTGCCACCCATAGGGTGCGCGCCCGCCAGTGTAGGCGCCCTCGGCCTTCATGTGCGCCATCGCGGCGCTGGTGCGCTCGCCGATAGTCTCGCGCTCCCACTGCGCCACCGACATCAGCACGTTCAGCACCAGCCGCCCGCCTGCGGTGCGGGTGTCCACCTGCTCCTGCACGCTCAGCAGCGCCGGGCCGTCCTTGCGCCCGAACCAGCCGTCCAGCAGCTCGCCCAGGTCGCGCACGCTGCGGGTGAGGCGGTCCAGCTTCGCCACCAGCAGGGCGTCGGCGGCGCCGCTGTCAAGCATGGCCAGCGCCGCCTGCAGCCCGTCCCGCTGCAGCGTCTTGGCGCTGGCGCCCGCGTCTACCACCACCTCCACCAGCTCCACGTCGTACAGCTCGGCGTAGAGCTGCACCTTGGCGCGCTGGGCCTCCAGGCTCACGCCGTGGTCGGCTTGCTTATCGGTGCTCACGCGCAGGTACGCGACAGCGCGGGTGCGGGTGGTGGTGCTGGTGCTGCGGGCCATGTGAACCTCCTGCTGACACCACCTGCTAACCGGGCAGCCGTTACGCGCGCAAGGCTGCGCCAGCTCTTTTTTTCTGGCGCCCCGTGATGGTGCTGCAGGCCGCTGTTCAGCGCCACGCGCTGGTGCGGTCGCACCAGCTGTGCGCCTCGGCCAGCTCGGCGTCGGTGGCCTGCCGTGTGGCCCACACGTGCGCCAGCACCTCGTCCACGCACCGCTGCTCGTCTGCCTGCAGCCGCTCCAGCAGGGCGGCGTGCGCCTCTGCGCCACGTGCCTGCTGAATGGGGTCAGGCTGCAGCAGCCCCCACACCAGCCCAGCACCCAGCACCGCCAGCGTGGCGCCCAGCACGGTGCCCAGCACAGCGTCAACCCGGCTCACCGGGCACCTCCGGTGCGCTCGCGCGCCACCTCGCGCGCCACCTGCGACAGCCGCTCGCTGGCGGCCTCACGCTCGGCCAGCAGGCGGGCCGCGCACTGTGCCACGGGTCCGTTTCCACGCGCCAGCTGGCGCAGCTCACTGGTGCTCTGGTTGGACAGTTCGTTGTTCACTGTGACCTCCTGGGCCTCGCGGCCTCGCTGCTGACACCACTGGTGTAACACTGGCGCGGTTAGCCGCGCAAGGGGGACGCCTCAGATTTTTTCTACCCACCAGCAGAATGCGCTGCCAGCGCGGACCCGCGCCCTGCCCGCCCTGCTGGCGTGGCCTCCCAGCTGTCGGCGTACACGCAGCTCTCAGGGTCGTAGAACTGCACCACGCGGGCGCCCTGCAGGCCGAACTCGCTGCGACACTTGTCCACGTGCACCGCTGTGGCTGGGTTCTGCACTGCGCGACCGGGCAGGATGCGCTCCACCACGATGCCCACGTGCGCATCCTGCCGGATGGCGCTCGCACCCTTCAGGTCGCCCAGCATGACGCGCCGCTGCTGGGTGACTGACAGGTTGTTCGGGTGGCAGATCAGCACCAGCGTGACCTCGCGCTGAACCGCGAACACAGCCATCTTCCGCACGGCGTCCTCAATGGCGCGGCGCTCGTCCTCGGCGCCTGTGACAAGGAACCCCAGGTGGTCAATCACTGCCACCTTGACGCCGCGCCTGCGCACGGCGTAGCCCACCGCCTCCAGCACCTGCTGCGTGCCCAGCTCCCCATAGTGGTCCAGCACGTAGATCGGCAGCTGGCCCAGCTGCGCCATCGCCGTGCGGCGCTCGTGTTCGCTGGCGTGCGAAAAGTCACCACCCAGCTGCGCACGCAGCAGCTTCTGCACCGTGCCGATAGGGCGCTGCTCGAAGCTGGTCAGCATCACAGGCACACCACGCAGCGCCTGCTCGCGCGCCACCCAGGTGGTCCACGATGTCTTTCCTGCTGCCGTGTCGCCGGTCACCACCACCAGCCCAGGCCGCCAGCCACCCAGCGCCTCGTCCAGCTTGGCGCTGCCAGTGGGTAGCCCGCGCAGCTCGGCGGGCCGCTGCACCAGCTGCTCGATGGCGTCGGCGTAGCTGTCCACCCGCACCAGCTGCACGTCCATCATCGGGCTGGCGGCGTCCAGCGCAGCGTGCACCGTGCGCTGCCCCACACAGGCGGCCAGACAGTCAGCGGCATCCTTGGCGGGCAGCTTGACCCGGCTGCACCGTTCCCTGCCCAGCTTCGCCGCCAGCGCCTGCGCACCCTGCTCGCCAGCATCGTCGGCGTCGTAAGCCAGCAGAAAGCTGCGGTATGGCTCCAGCACGTCCAGCCACTCGTCCAGCCACGTGCCTGCACCTGCAGTGCCTGTGACCACGTTGCGCTGCAGCCCGTACTGCCACAGGGCCAGCACGTCCAGCTCGCCCTCGGTGATCACCACCTCGCTGTCGGGGTCGCCGTCAAGCTGGTGCACACCGAACAGCGTGCTGGGTGCACCTGGGCAGCGCAGGTAGACCTTTTTCACTTGCCCAGCCTTGCACCTGTCGCACCCGGTGCCACCGCACCGCAGGCACGCGCCGGGCACGCTGCGGAAACGCACGTTCATCGCGGTGCCCTTGGCGTCCAGCACCGGGAGCGCCACGTACTGCTCCAGTATCCGCCCGTCCGCACCACGCAGCAGGTGCGCGCCCACCTGCCAGTGCCGCAGCGTGTCCTCGGTGAAGCCGCGCCCCTGCAGGTAGGCGAGCACCTGGGCACCGTCAGCTGACCACAGTGCGGCGGCACACTCGGCGGGCAGGTCGGGCCGCCAGCCGAACGGGCCACCCTGCTGCGGTGTGACCGCTGGCGGCGCTGTGGCTGTCCGTGGCCGCTCCTGGCTGGTGGGTGCAGGTGTGGGCAGCCTGCGCACCGCAGGCGCGCCCCTGGCGGCACCTGTGGCTCCCTGGGTGGCACCAGTGCACCACCCGTGCTCTGCCGCCCTGTCCCGCAGCTGCGCACGCTGGTCCTGCGACAGCTCGCGGAACCGGCCACCGTACCACGCCAGCGCCAGCAGGTCGGGCACGTCCCCGCTGGCGTCGCAGCGGAAGCACCGCCAGCCCAGCCCGTCCGTGCGGGCGCCCAGCGGGCCGCGCCTGTCGTCACCGCCCCGCTGCTCTGCCTTGCACGCGGGGCAAGGCCCCAGCCCAGCCCCGCGCGTGGTGCGCAGCCCACACACCAGCGCAGCCTGCGCCACCGTTGCCGCGCCCTTCACCTCGTCAATCCAGCTGATCACTGTCCCCTCCCAGCAGATGCTGCACGTGCTGCGGGTTCAGCAGCGCGTACAGGTTGTCGCCGTCGTCACTGCGTTCCACCACCACGATGTCAGCACCCCAGCCACGCAGCTCGCTGATACGGCTGGAATACTTCAGGGCAAGCTCGGCCAGCTCGTGCGTGCGCACGCCCTGGTCACCACGGCGCACGAACAGCTGCAGCATCGCCTCGCACTGTGCCGCCAGCCGCGCAGGGCGCGGGTCCACGGTGGTCTGCGTGCCAGCTGGGCCACGTCGCCGGTAGGCAGCCAGCGGCCCCAGGTCGGTGCCGTCACCACCACCCGCTGGCTGCTGCGTGGCCAGCCACTGCTCCACCAGCTGCAGCCTGTCGGCCAGCTTGCCCAGCCGCAGCAGGTTGTCGAGGCCCAGGTACGTGCGGCGATGGTCGTTCTGGCCACGCCAGAACCGGGCGGCAGGTTCGTCGGCGTCATAGGCGAACGCCACCAGCTGCACCAGCTGGTCGGCGGTGGCCTGCTGCAGCGCGCCCCGCACCAGCCGCTGCACCGGCTCGGCCAGCACACACGCACCAGGGCGCGCCTGCCTGTCGCGCCACGCAGCCCACACGCGCTCCACGTCCTGGGCGGCGCTGGGTGCAGCCGGGCGCACCAGACCCCAGCTGCGCGGGCTGGCGCGCCTGCCCTCGGCAGCGGTGGCGGGCCGCCCCAGCTGCCGCCCCAGCACAGCCAGCACCAGCTCGCGCGGTGGTGCTGGGCGGTCGCTGCACCGTGGCAGCGCCAGCGCGCCGCTGCTGGGCTGGTCCTCGTGCTGCCGCACCAGCCACGCCCAGGTCTGCGTGCCCAGCAGCAGGTCAGCGTGCTGCCACAGGCCCAGCAGCCCACGCTGCTCCAGCGCCCGCACCTGCTGCACGGCGTGCAGCCGGTCGGCACCGTCCCGCAGCTGCGGCACCAGCTGCGCGCTAACCACCTGCACGATGCCGTCCCTGTCGGCCTGCGCCTGCAGGTACAGCAGCAGCAGCCGCTGCTCGGCGTCAAGCGCCTGCACACGGGCATCAGCCCACCACGCGGCGCGCAGCACAGTGTCACGCATCGGAACCCTCCCACGACAACGCCCGCCCGGTGGTGTGCCGGGCGGGCGTGTCGGTTGCGCAGCTTAGAACGGGATGTCGTCATCCTGGGCGGGTGCGCCACCACGCACACCACCACCGCCACCACCACCACCGCCCGCAGCGCGCTTCTGGCGGCCATCGCGGCACCACTGCTCGGCCTCGGTGATGGTGTCCTCCATCGCCTCGGTGATCTCGCCACCGTACAGCGCGAACTCCTGCACCTTCACGCGGGTCTTGCCGTTGTACGTGTCGTCCACCAGCGTCACCCACACAGGGCGGCGGGTCAGCACGGTCCACGTGGCCTCGGGGTCCATCGCATCCCAGGGTGCGGTCTGGCCCAGCGCCTTGGCCAGCTGCTGCACGCGCCACACAGCCCGCTGCGACAGCGTGAGCGTGTCGTAGAACAGCCCGCGCACGTCGGCACCGTTTCCCTGCGGGTCGTCCACCACACACCACCGGGCGTCGATTTTGTCATTCCCGGCGTTGCTTCGCCCGTACTCCATGTCGGCGCACCACACCAGCTTCCTGCCCGGCTGCACCTCGGGCCGCCGCTTGCCACCACCACCGCCCTGCTGCGGGGCGTTCGGGTCTACCATGAATGCCATCGTACTGTCCTCCTTGATTGTTGTGGGGTCACTGCGCCGTGCGGCGGCGGCGTGCGGGCTGGGTGGGGTCAGGTGCCTCGGTGCGCGCAGGTGCAGGTGCTGCTGCCTGTGCCGCAGCTGCCACCGGGCGCTCGCCGTGCAGCTTGGCGAGCCATGCACAGATGTCGGGCGGCTCCACCGGGTCAAGGCCGGGCAGCGCCTTCGTCAGCAGGGTGGGCGGCCCCTGCAGCAGCACCCGGTGCTGCACGGTCACGGTGCCGTCCTCACCCTTGGCGCGCTCGCGGTACACGTACCCGACGAGCGAAAAGTAGCCCGCGATCTCATTGGGCAGCTTCTTGCCGTCAAAAGACGGCTGCGTGTACCGCTGGCCGGTGCCTTCGTCGTTGTCGCTGGCCGACAGGGCGATGCAGACCACGTGAAACGGCAGGTCACGCACGGTGCGCACCAGCTTGCGCATCCGGTCAGTCAGTGTGCCCCAGTCCTGCAGGCTGAACGCCTCGCCGCCCGGTTGCCCCTTGCGGCTGGCGATGATCTCGTCCCGCAGCATACGCTGCAGCTCGGTGAGGCTGTCCAGCACGATGGTCTCGCAGCCGGTTTCCCGCGCCAGCGAACCGTCCAGCGCCGCTTTGAAGAACGCGCGCACCACGTCCATATCGTGCGCCTGCACCACCACCGCGTCGGGGTTCGCCGCCTTGATGGTGGGCAGCCCGTTCGCCTCGGTCAGCAGGTAGCACGGGCGGGGTGCAGTGCTGGCTGCGTGTGTTTTGCCTGCGCCACTGTCCCCGTACAGCAGCGCCTTCACCTTCACGTCCTGGGCGGCCATCTCACCCACACGGCTCCAGCTCAAAACGGACACTCGACACCCCCTGCCGCTGCTGCGGCCTTCACGTTGTTCTGCTTCACGGCGTCAGCGGTCAGCCAGCGCACAGGGTGCCGCTGCTGGAACGCCGCACGCCCCACTGCGCTGTCCTCCTGGCAGATGCCAGTGAACGGACAGCTGCCACCGGGCTGGCGGCACAGCGGCACCCGGTGCCACTGTGCAGCCACCTGCTCGTCGTTGGTCACCGTGCCACCCTCTGCAGTGGCAGTGCCCACCACCGCCCGGCGCCACGTGGCCAGCCGGGTGGCCTCCGCGAACAGCTCCACCTCGTACCTGCGCAGCTGCTCGGGCGTGTAGCGCCCGAACTCGCGGTGGTACAGGCTGCCGTCCACGCTCTCGCGCAGGTGCTGCAGCAGGTCGCGCAGCCCCTGCAGCTCGTCGGGCTTGTACCGGCTCGCGTCCTCGTCCTGCAGCACCTGCTCCAGCTCCCAGCTGGGCACGCGCTGACGCTTGTCGGTGCTCAGCTTGCCGCTGGCCAGCCGCTTCGGTTCACGCTGGTGGCCACTGCCAGCCACGTCCCAGACGTAGCCCTCCACCTGCCGCCCCTCGCCCCACTTCCCGGTGCCCACGAGATACCACAGCGCCCGCAGGTAGCCGGGCAGCTGGGTGTCCAGGCCCAGGTTCTCGCCATAGGTGCTCGGGCTGGCGCTGGTCTTGGTTTCCCACAGCCACAGGTTCCCGCTGCGCCGGTTTGCCACCACCGCGTCCAGCTGCGCCAGCTGGAACCACGGCAGCACCACCTCCTGCACCTGCGCAGGGCTGTCGCCCGCGCTGGCCAGCCGCCAGCCGTCGCCCGTGGTCACCACAGGCACCCGGCTGCGGTACGTTTCCCCGGTGGTGGGGCTGGTGATGGGCGCTGCCACCGCCAGCTCGGTGGCCAGCACCTGCCAGTCGTCGCGCATCCCGCTGCCGTACACGTGCAGCCAGCCCAGCACGGCGCGGCGCAGGCGGTCCACCTCGGCCTCCACGCCACCGTCCTCGGCCTCGTAGACCTCGGGCTGCTTCCGCAGCCCTGCGGCCACGTACTCCACCGCGCCCAGGCCGGTGCCATCGCACAGCGGGCAGGTGGGGTCAGCACCGTGGCAGTGCAGGCAGCGGTCCAGGCCCTCGGACGGGTACAGCTCGCCGTCGTGGTGCTGCAGCCAGCCCAGCACCCGCTCCAGGATGCGGTGGTAGGCAGTGCCGAACCGCATCGCACCCGTGGCCTCACCACTTAGGCCGGTGCCGTACTCGTACCACCAGCGGCGCGGACACCACGCAGCACGCCGCTCGCTGTTCGTCATCACCATCGCGCCGGGCGGCAGCCCCAGCACGCCGCTCTCGTATCGCGGGGCGATTGTCGCTGCAGCGCGGAACCGCTGCCTCTGTCTCTGGACACGCTGGGCCACTGTGCACCTCCTGTGTGGGTGGCTGCTGTGTAGTAGGCAGCCACCCACTAACCCGCACACGGGTGGGGTGCTATTCCTGTGGCCGAACCCACAGCACCCTGCGCAGCGCGTCCACAGCGTGCGCACGCGCCACTGGCGGCGGCACCTGCAGGCCCAGCGCCTCGCGGTACGCCTGCTCGCGGGCGCGCCACTGGCCACGGAACGGCGTACCGTCCACGATGTCCACCACCACCGGCTGCACCTTTTCGTCGGCCACGCGCATCACGCGCCCGATGCGCTGCACGGCGCGCCCTGCTGCCCGCCCTGTGCTGGCCACCACCAGACAGTCGAGCGCAGGCACGTCCAGCCCCTCGTCGGCCAGCTGCGTGGCCACCAGCACCTGCAGCTGGCGCGCCCGCAGCTGGCGCAGCTGGGCCACGCGCTGCACCTTGCCCGTGGCGCTGGTGGCGTCCGCAGCCAGCACACCACGCGCACGCAGGTGCTGGGCGAGCACCTGCGCCTGCTCCACGCGCGGCACCAGCAGCAGGGTGGTGCGGCCAGCCTGCGCTGCCACCGTGGCCAGCTGCAGCAGCAGCTGGTGCCGCTCGGGGTCGTCCACCAGCTGCTGCACGGCGCGGGAGATCACCAGCTGCCCGCTCGCGCTCGTGCACCGCTGCAGGTCCACCTGGGTGGCGCTGAACACTGGCAGGATGGCGGGCTGCATCAAGTAGCCGCCCGCCAGCAGCTGCTGGGTGGTGATCTCGTAGAGCTGCTCACCCAGCGCCAGCTCCAGCATCCCCGTCAGCCCGTCGCCGCGCTCTGGCGTGGCGGTCACGCCCCACCGATGCCGCGCAGGCACGCGGTCCAGCAGCTCGCGGAACGTGCTGGCTGGTGCGTGGTGGCATTCGTCCAGCACCACAGCGCCCGCGCTGGCCAGCAGCGGGTCAGCCGCTGCACCAGCCCGGCTTAGGGTCTGAACCATCGCCACGCACAGCTCGGGGCCAGTGGCGTACACACCCAGCGGCCCCAGGCGCGCCTGCCCACCCACCACCGCACGCACCCGGTATCCCCAGCCCCGCAGCAGCCGCACCCACTGCTCCAGCAGGTCGTGGGTGTGCACCAGCACCAGCCCAGGCTCACCGCTGGCAGCCAGCGCGCTGCACGCGATCACTGTCTTGCCAGCCCCGCAGGGCGCCACCACGTGCCCCTGCACGCCGAACAGCATCGCCTCCACGGCATCTCGCTGGTAGGCACGCAGCTGCACAGGCAGGTCGGCCAGCGGCACCCGCTGCACAGCGCGGGACACCACCGCACTGCCCCAGGTCAGCTCGGCACCGTGCAGCGCAGCCTGCTGCCGCACCCGCTTCACCGCACCACGTGGCACGTGCAGCCAGTCGCCACGCTGCTCCCAGAGCGCCAGGGTGGCGGGTAGGTGCCCACCGGACAGCCCAGCCCGCACCAGCTGCTCACGCTCAGGGTTCGGCACGGTCAGCAGCTGCTGCACCGCTTGGACGAACCGCAGCGGCACCCGCTGCAGGTGCAGCGCCAGCGTGGCGGCGACGTGTGCGTTCGGTGTGGTGGTCATATTGAAGAAAGGGGAACCGGCTGCAGGCCAGGAGCACAGTGTCAGCAGCGCAGGAGGAACGCGCAGCCGGTCCCCGCCCAGTCTTAGGCCCACCGGGTGCTTTCCGCACACCGCCGGGCTATACCGGGGTGCCGCAGGCGCCACCACGCGCCTGCAGCTGCCACCACGGACCCATCACGATCATGGCGACAGCCGCACCCTACCACGCCACCAGCGTGGTGTCGAGCCTTGCCCTGCCCGCCGACGCGCTGGCTACCGCTGCGCGCCGCCTGGAGGCTGGGCTGCTGGCTGCGGCAGCTGGCTGCGGTGCGCTGGGTGTGGGGCTGCGTGCCGCCCTGTACGGCTGGGCGGTGCAGCTGCAGCACGCACAGCGGCTCCCCTGCGGGCGGTGGTACGTCGAGAGCTGCCCCAGCTACGTCGCCACCGTGCAAGGCTGCACGCGCTGGGCGGCCACGCTGGCGTGGCGCTGTGCCCAGCAGCTGGTGGGCTGGTCAGAGGTCGCCACCGACCACGCGCGGGCGCTGGGCGCCCAGCTGCGCCGGGTGCGATGGGGCACCCGGTACGGGCGGCACCTGCTGCTGGACGGGTGGCAGCTGGCTGGGCTGCGCGCCGCAGCTGGTGTGCCCGCAGGCGCCGCTGGCGAACTGCTGGTGGATGCTGACGAGGCGCTGGCGCGCCTGCGCGGTGGCGCCCGCACCGCCACAGTGCGGTGCCCACTGCACGATGACCGCACGCCGTCGCTGGTGCTGTGGGCCAGCGGCGGCGCGCAGTGCATGGCCTGCCAGCAGCAGGATGGCACCGCGCCCCGCTGGGCGTGGCTGGCGGCAGGCCAGCAGGTGCGCCTGCTGCCTGCTACCCGCACCAGCACGGCACAGCAGCGCCACCAGCACAATAAAAGCCCCCAGGTAGCCCAGGCGGCCACCGTGCAGCCGGTCGGGGTGCCTGTGGGTGGGTGTGTGGTGCGCGGTGCTGTGCACAGCGGGCACACGGCTGCACTGCTGCGGGCAGCCACCACACACTGCGGGCGGGTGGCCACGTGGCGCACAGCGGGCAGCCGGGCGGCTGGTGGTGTGCTGGCTGCGCTGCAGCGGGCCGACGCCAGCAGCTGCACGCCAGCGGCCACACAGCGCGCCCACGACGCGGCGCTGTTCGGGGCTGGGCTGCCCGGTCGGGCGGTGCTGCCCGACAGGCTGCTCAGCGTGTCCACGATGGGGCGCGCACCGGGTGGCGGCTGGGCCACGCCGCAGGTGCCACGGTGCCAGCAGTGGGTGCTGCTGGACATTGATGACGTGCAGCTGCCTGCTGCGTGCGGTGGGCTGGGCCACGCCATCGCGGCAGTGGTGGCGGCAGACGGCGAGGCCAGCGGGCGCTGCGCTGTGGTGCGCACCGGCCCCGCTGGGCTGCAGGTGTGGGTGCAGCTGGCGCACGCGCGCCACAGCGCCACCACGTGGCACCAGCACCCTGCGGTGCGCAGGTGGTACACCACGCTCGGGGCGCGGGTGTTGGCGGCTGCACGCGCGCACGGCGCGCAGGGTGGCCACGTAGACACCAGCGCCTGCGCTGCGGGGCGGTTCGGGCGGCGCCCAGGCTGGCGGCTGGTGGGCGGCGCACCCTACCGGGCGCACCTGCTGCACGTGGTCAGCGGTGCGTGAGCACCAGCGGGCGCTCGCTACGCTCCGAGCTGCTGCCGCTGCACCGCGCCACGCGGGCCGATGAACCAACGGCTATCGAACAGGAACGCAGGTTCGCCCATGAAGTCGGCGCCCAGGTGGCGCAGGTCCACGCCGAACGAACGACCAGCCGGGTGCATCTCCACGTCCAGCTGCAGGGTGCAGGCATCGCCATAGCGTTCGCGGAGCACGCCGTACACTGCGCGTGCGATCGGGAGTGGGAACTGGCGCAGCTGCTGGCTGATGCTGTCGATGGTGCCGGTGAACTTGTGCATGGGTGCCTCCTGGTGGCACGCTCGACATAACGCCGCAGCAGTTACACACGCAAGGGGCATCAGGTGTTTTTTTTCATAACGCGGCCAGAAGCACAGGCAGGTGGCCGTTCTGCGCGCAGAACGGCACGCCCAGCTGGTGCAGCTGCGGCAGCGACAGGCTGGCGCTGCCCCGTGGCAGATCACGCCCTGCCTGGGCGGCCTCGTGCCACCGCTCCCACACTGGCGCAAGCTGGCTCCACGGCAGCACCCACTGCGTGCTGCTGGGCTGGTGGCGCAGCAGCACCACGCCCAGCCCGCCCTGCGCCTGCCACGCAGACAGGCGGCGCGCTTGATGGGCGTGCAGCTTGGCCAGCTGCCAGCGGTCAGCCACGCAGTCCTTCGCCTCGGCGGCGATGGCACGGCCACCAGCGAGCAGCACATAGTCGGGTGGCCCCTCGGTGGCGTACACAGCCACGAACTGCCCGCCCGACAGCGCACGCAGGATGCGCATCGGTGGCGGGGTGCGCAGCACCACCGCCTGCCCGGTGGCCTCGTAGCGTGCGTGATGCAGCTCCAGCAGCTGCTCCCAGGCGCGCCCTCGGTTCGCGTGGCTCACGCCGTGCGCTGGCGCCGCAGCTGCGCAAGGTGCAGCCCATCGGGCCGCACCACCACCTGCCTGCGGCACAGGTGGCACAGCAGCACGATGGCGCTCCAGGGCGGCCTGCGGTCATCGGTCCCCGTTTTCCACTGGCTGCACAGCTGCGGGCGCACGCCCAGCAGCGCCGCAAGGTCTTTCGACCGGGTGCCAGGGTTCCGGCGGTGCCACTCCGCTGCCAGCTCGGCGAACACCTCCACCAGCGGCAGCTCCTGCCCAGCCTGCAGCTCGCGCAGCAGCTGCGCGTCGTGCTGCGGTGCCTCGTGTGCCTCGTCTTGCTCGTCGCTCATGCCACACCCTCCAGGCGCGCCCGCAGGCGCGCCACACGTCGCCGGGCAGAGAACGGCGCACAGCCGCACGCCTCGCCCAGTTCGTCACCGCTCAGCCCGTCCGCGTATGCAGTGGCTGCTGCCCACTCGTCAGGGCGGGCCATGCGCCGCGCCTGCGCCGCCAGCACCCAGGCCTCGGCCACCGGGTGCACCGCAGGGTGCAGGGCGTCCTCCAGCTCCACCTCGCCCTGCCTGCGGCGCCGCTGGTCCATCATCGCGCTGCGCACCGCACGCGCCTGCCACCACACCCAGGTGCTGGGCTTCGCGACAGTGGCATCGTATGCGCGCCATCGCTCCACCAGCCGCACCAGCAGGCTGCTGTGCAGGTCGTCCGCGTCCAGCCCCGTGCCGCTGGCCATGCGCCACGCTGCGCACCGCACCACCTGTGCGTGCTGCAGCACCCAGCCCCAGGCCGCTGCACTGTCCTCGTTCTGTGTCCCGTGTGCCATTCTGTCCTCCTGCGGCTGTGCCGCTGCTGCTGACTGTTACCGGCTAACCGCTGCCAGGGTAGCGCGCAAGCTACCCGTCGCGCGAACGTCGCCACAGGTATCCCACGCCGTCGAACGGTCCTGCGTGCGCGTCCCTGCGCCACTCGTCGGTGCCGTCGTACTCGATGGACACTGCGTTCAGCACCACCGCCTCACCGTAGCCGGGCAGCGCCATCCACCCGTGCGCCCAGCCGGGCGGCACCACCACCTGCGCAGGGTTCCGCTGCGGGTGCAGCACCACCTCGTGCACCTGCAGGCCCACAGTGTGCCCCAGACGCTGCGCCCGCTCGGCGGCGATCACGTCGTAGAGCGCCAGCAGCACAGCACCCTGCACCACCACGAACCTGTCGTGCTGGCGGGCGTGCAGGTGCCACCCCTTCACGACGCCCTCGGCGGTGGTGCTCAGGTAGACCTGCGCCACCTCGCCGCGCCTGGGCATCGGCACAGCGCCGGGCTGCACGTCCCTGTGCCAGCTCTCGCGGTGTGCCTCCACCAGCGCGCCACGCGCGTCCACGTGCCAGCGCAGCGGGCGCAGCTCCACCGGCTGGGCGTGGTACGGCTGGTCGCCGCCCAGGGTGCGCAGGGTGGGCGGTGTGGGTGCCTGCGGGGTGTGTGCGTGTCTGGTGTAGCCAGCCCGGTGGTAGATTTCGTCAGCGTCGTAGATCACGGGTGCTCCTTGATTGTGGGGAGTAGTTCGATGCTGGGCGGGTAGCCGTACACGCGCACCCACAGGTCGCGCAGGGTGCCGTAGACCGCCCCGCTGGGCTGCCCAGCGCGGCGCTCCAGCACGTGCCACAGGGCGGCGTCCACCGCCCCCACAGCGGGGTGCTGGGCGTACAGGGCGCGCAGGCGCGGGTCCAGGCGCTGCCAGCGGGCGGCCCACAGCAGCAGCCGCTGCAGCTGGGCATCGTCCAGCCCGCCCAGCCCTGCCAGCGCCAGCTGGGCGCCCTCCACCAGCGCGCCAGCCGGTGGCCACCAGCCAGCCAGATCGTGCAGGCGGGCGCACGCGCCCAGCACCTGCGCGGTGGCCAGCACCGGGTGCGGCGGCACCGGGCCGCCCTGGCTACGGGATCGCACCAGCCACCACCTTCCCGTCGTTAGCCCCGCTGGCGCTGTCCAGGTCCACCACGTGGTCGGCCAGCTGCTGCACGGCGTGGCCCAGGCTGCCACCACCCACCGTGAGGCCGAACACCCGCAGCCCGCCACGCTTGGCGGCCTGCAGGCGCTCCATCACGCTGGTGGGCGCCTCTGCGTGGCCATCGGTCACCAGCACGAGATCGGCGCGCTCTCGGGTCACGCCGTCCTCCAGCTCCAGCGCGGCCAGCAGCGGCGGCGCGAACCGGGTGCCGCCATCGGGGCGGCTGCTGGCCACGTGCAGCGCCACCTCGGCGCAGCCGCCCATCGCGGTGGCCTGCGCCACGTCGTGGGTGCTGTGCGACCACGCGCGCCCCTGCGCGTCCAGGCGCACCACGTAGCGCACCGCGCCATTGAAGCCGATCACGGTGCAGGCGCGGCGCTCACGGGCGGCGGTGCCGAGACAGGCGAGGGCGACCGCCGCAGCCCACAGACTGCGTTCACCCTCCATCGACCCGCTCTCGTCGAGCAGCACGACCACGGGGCCGCGACCCTGCGGAACCTGCCCGACCACGTGATACTGCTGCAGGCGGCGGTCGGCCAGCTTGGCAAGCTGCACCCGGCGCAGGCGCGGGTGGCGCAGCAGGCCCAGCTCGGTGGGCAGGGCGCGCGGCAGGTCGCCGCCGATGGTGGTGCCCACCAGCGTGTCCGCGCCCAGCTCGTCGCGCACCTTGCGGCCCTCGCTCGCAAGGCGGCGCAGGCGGCCCGCCAGCTTCATCACGCGCTTCAGCCGGGCGTCAGCAGCTACGCGCTCAGCCAGCGCCATGCGCGCGGCGCCGTCCTGCTGGTGCTGCGCGGGCGTGGCGCCCAGCCCAGGCGCCAGCCCCTCCAGGCCATCGGCGGCCTCGGCAGCAGCCTGGGCTGCATCGCTGCAGGCGGCCCGCAGGGCGCGGCGCAGGGCGCCGTCACCATCGGCAGCCGGGCCACGCTGGGCGCGCGCACCCAGCGCCTGCTGGGCCTGCTGCTGGGCCTGCTGGCGGTCCTGCTCGGCCACCTGCGGCAGCGCACCAGCCACACCACGCAGCAGCTGGGCAGTGGCCAGCGCCGCAAGGTCGGGGTCGCCCGCCACCTGCGCCTGCAGCTGCGCGAACTCGGGCAGCTGCTGCAGCTGGGCGTGCACGCGGGAAATCAGCTCGGTGTCGGGCGCGGGCTTCTCCAGCAGCTGCGCCTCGTCGGCGTCGTACAGGCCAGCGAACACTTCGCGGGCGGTGGCGGTGGCCAGCGCGTCCATCCGGCGCGCCTCGGCGGCGTCGGCGGTCTTGCCGTGCTGACGGTAAGCGCCCGCCAGGGTGCTGCGGGCACCGCGCAGCTCGGTGCTGGCGGCCTCACGGGTGGTGAACAGATAGTCGGCCCAGCGCGACACGGTGCGGGTGGCGTCGGTGTGGCGGGCGGTGGTGTAGGCTGCGGCGGTCATGCGGTCCTCCTGCTGACGCATAGCCTGTAACCGGGCAGCGGTTAGGCGCGCAAGGCGGCGTGTGCAGATTGTGCGCAGAAAAGTGGAAGCGCCCGCACCGGGTGGGCGCGGGCGCGTGCAGGGTGGCCTGCTGGTGCGGTTAGGCGCCCAGCCCGCTGCCCAGCCCGCTGGCGGTCATGAAGCGCCGGGCCAGCCCCTTTCGCAGCTCAGCCACCTGCGCGTGGCAGGCGGCCACGTCCACGTCGGCCAGCCCCAGCTGCACCAGCTCGGCCTCCACCGCCTTGATCCGCTGCAGGGCGCGTGCACCGTCCGCAGCCACGTCTCGCACGGCGTCGTACACCTCGCGGGCGCTGTCGGCCAGCTTGGTCGCGGCGGCCAGCTGCGGAGCGGCCACCGCCAGCACCGTGGCCAGCACAGCGGGGCGCTGCTCGTGGCGGTGCCACACGCTGTCGGCCAGCACCAGCAGGTCGCGGGCGGTGGCCACGTCGCGCCCGTCCAGCGCGGCGCTGGCCTGCAGCAGCCGCACCATCCCGCGCAGGCGGCGGTCGGACACCGTGATGCCGTTGTCGCGCGCCAGCGCGTCGGCCACGTCGCACAGCAGCTCCAGCACCTGCTGCGGCACCACCACGTCGCGCACCGCCTGCTGCAGCAGCTGCACGCTGTCGGTGGGCAGCTTGGCGGTCACCACCTGCGCCGGGTCAGCAGCGGTCAGCAGCGCCAGCCGCCCCGCACGGGTGGGCACGTACTGCGTCCAGTAACGCAAGGTGAAGCGGTCGTAGAGCGCCTCCAGGCTGGCGTCCTCGGGGTATTCGTTGCTCGCCCCCACGCACAGCTCCAGCGGCAGCTGCAGGCGGGCGGTGCCGTTGTCGAACTGGCGCTCGTTCAGCACGGTCAGCAGGCTGTTCAGGATGGCGCTGTTCGCCTTGAACACTTCGTCGCAGAACGCCACCGTGGCGGTGGGCAGGTAGCCCTGCACGGCGCGCTCGTAGCGGCCCGCGTCCAGGGCGCCCAGGTCATAGGGTCCGAACAGCTCCTCGGGCGCGGTGAACGCGGTCAGCAGGCGCTGGAAGTATTCGCCGCCCAGGGCGCTGGCGAACACCTGGGTCACCAGCGACTTGGCGGTGCCAGGAGGCCCCAGCAGCAGCACGTGCGTGCGGGCCAGCAGGGCGAGCAGCAGCCCGTCAATCTCGGCGTCGCGGGCAACGAACGCGCCCTTCATCTGCGTGCGGAGGGTGGACAGCTGGGTGCGGGCGGTGGCGAGGGTGGTGGTGGTCACGTGGTGCTCCTGCGGTGGTGTGGCTGCGGTGGTGGTGGGCGGCTGCCCTGCTGACACCACCTGTGTAACGCCTTCGCGGTTAGGCGCGCAAGGTGCAGCACGCAAAAAAGAGCGACGCCGTGCTGGCGGTGCACCAGCACGGCGTTCTGGGCGCGCGCCGCGCCGTTAGGCGGCCTGCGCTTCCATGGCGCTGGCCAGCGCCTCCACCAGCGCCTCGCGGTCGCTGGGCTGCTCGCCGCTGCCCAGGGCGTCCCACAGCGTGCCCAGCTGCGCGGCGCTCATGGCACGCAGCGCGGCGCGGCGGGCGGCCTGCGGGGTGGCTGCAGGTGCGGCCACCTGCTCGGCCTTGCGGGTGCTGGTGCGGCTGTCGGCCTCCACGTCCTTGGCGGCGATGATGTCCTCGGCCAGCGCTTGCATCTCGGCCACGTCTGCCTCGATGTCCTCCACGGCCACCTGCAGCGCCTCGCGGTACAGCGCGGCGCGCTGGGCGATGGTGCTGAACCGGGCCAGCACGTGCTCCTGCGTGTCGGTGCGCACGCGCTTGGCCATGTCGCGCCAGCCCTCAATCTGCACGCGCAGCTCGTCAAGGTCGTTGCGCAGCTCGGTGCGGCTGGCCTCGGCCAGCGGCTGCTCCCAGCCCTGCCCAGCCTGCACCTGGGCCACCTGCACGCGGAAGCTGTCCAGGCCAGCCAGCGCACGCTGGGCCTCCACCACCGGGCCGCAGCTCACGTGCGGCACCACGTGCATCCCGCGCCGCAGGGTGAAGCTGCGGGCGCGCTCCAGGGCGGGCACCACCAGCAGGTCGCGCACGCTGTTCCCGTCCAGGTACGCCATCAGCTCGGCGGCGTTGGCGCGCAGGGTGGCGGCCTCCTGGGTCAGCCCGGTGGTGTGCCACGTGGCGGCCACCTTGTCCCACACCAGCTCGTCGGTGGGCAGCTTGGCCACGCGCTCGCGGGCCTGCTGGGTCAGGGTCAGCAGGTTCACCACCACGTGCGTGTCGTTCTCGTGGGCGATGGCGGCCTCCATCGTCACCCGCTTGCCCTCGTGCACGCGGAACTCGCGCACTGCACGGCGCACCGCGTCGGTGGGGTCAATGTCCTTGACGGTGGCGGGGTTGCCACCAGCGGCGGCCACGCGGGTGCGCAGCTCGGCGGGCGTGATGGCGGTGCCGCTGAACTCCCACCAGACAAGGCTGGCGAGGCCGCTGGTCACGGTGGCGAGGCTGTCGGTGGTGGTGGCGAGGGTGGTGGTCATGTGCTGCTCCTGCTGCTGGCCTGCTGTGGTGGTTGCTGACTGCGGTGCACCAGCACCGTGCACAGCCACTAACCGGGTGCCAGTTACGCGCAAGGCAGAAAGCTGCAGAAAGTTAGAGCGAGCGCCACGCAGTATCGGCAGGCTGCACTGGAAGCCGCCGCAGCTCGGCATCCTTGCGCGATGTGACGATGCGCTGCAGCGCCGGGTGCTGCGGGTAGCGCGTGGCCAGCAGCTGGGCGGGCGTGACCGGGTGCGGGCCGCCCAGCTCCACCACCCGCTGCAGCTGGTGCGCAGGGTAGCCTGCCCAGGTGCCCAGCAGCGGCACCAGCTCGTCCACCCAGCAGCGGTGAGCGTAGCTGTAGCCGTTGGCCCACTGCCAGCCTGCCACCTGCTCGGGCGTGGTGAACGCCACCCGCGCCACGTAGCCACCCGCCAGCAGCACCAGCTGCTCGGCCACCAGCTTAGCGGCGGCGTACACTCCAGCGGCATCCTGGCGCAGCACGGCGTGCACGTAGTCGGTGGACACGTACAGCAGCGGCACCTGCGCGTCGGTGGCCGCAGCGATGGCGTGCTGCGTGGTGAGCACCGTGTCGCGCACGCAGGCGCCCGGCTGCAGCTGGGCACGTGCCACGTCGGTCCAGCTGGCCAGCAGCAGCAGCCGGTGCGGCTGGTGCTGTGCCACTGCTGCCTGCACCTGTGTGGGTTCCGCCCAGTCCACCTCGTCGCGGGGCGGTGCCACCACGTCGTGGTCACGCTCGCGCAGCCACGCCACCAGCAGGCGCCCCAGGCGCCCACCACCACCGCTCATCAGCACACGCATCGGCCACCTCCGCAGCGGGCGTAGCCTGCCGCCTGTCAATCGTCCTCGATAGCCAGCTCTGCCAGCGCGGCAGCCTCCACGGCCCGACACTCGGGGCGCTGCGCGGTGCTCTGGCCGAACTGCAGGCAGGTGGCCCAGGCGCACAGCGCGGTGCGCGGGTCGCCGCCTGCATCCCTGCGGCACTGCACAGGGACGCGCGCCAGCTCGCTGCGCGTCTCCGCGTCCAGCACCACCGGGCGGGCGCTGGCTTCCGCCAGCTGCACCTGCCCAGCCACCAGCTGCGCCTGCCCAGCCTGCAGCGTGGCCAGCGCCGCCCCCTGCGCCTCCAGCGCGTCGGCGGTGCCGTCTGGCTTCAGTCCCCAGCCAGCACCGAACCCTGCGGCCAGCGCCGCCACCACAGCCACCACCACCAGAGACACAGGCTCCACGCGCACCTCACTCACGCAGCGGGCAGCGCCAGCAGGCGCGGCCACACGGTTACGTCCTCACGCTGCACCAGGGTGCGCGCTTGCTCGTCGTTCAGCAGCAGCGCCGTGCACAGGGCGGCGCGTGTCTTGGCGCCCACAGCCCCGTCGATGGTGCCGATGTCGTGGCCAGCCCGCTGCAGCAGCGCCTGCGTGACGCTGGCCCAGCTTGTCCCGGTGCCTGCGTGCCCCACCAGCAGCGCGCCAGCGAACCCTGCCTGCTCGTACCCCAGGCGGTTCCGCACGCCCCGCAGGTCGCCCCAGCAGTCCAGGTGCCACGCCTCGCTGGCGCGCTCGTCCGGCTGGCGGATCACCGGGGTCCACCCACAGGCCGCAGCCAGATCCCACAGCCTGTCCAGCTGCCTGTCGGCAGCCACCCCAGGGAACTTGAGCGCACCCAGGTTCACGTCAATGGCGCGGCCTGCGTTGTGTAGGCTTCGCCCAGGCATGGCCACGAACGCCGACTTCATGGTGGTCGAATCGAACCCTGGGCTGCCCGCTGCCGGGCGGCCAGCAGCGAGCCAACGATCATATTTTGCACGTGCAGCCTGCTGCACGGCCACGTCACGGTGCAGCTCGGTCACCCTGAAGTCCCCACCAGCCGCCTGCACCGCTTCGTGCAGTGCCAGCAGCGCGGCAGCAGTGTCGGCAGTGGCTACCCCAGCACGCCCCAGCTGGGCAAGCGGGCGCAGGTCCGCACGCGGGCCGCTGGTGCCTCCCTTGCGGCTGTAGCTGGAGAGGATGCGCGGGTCCACGGCCACAAGGCTGACGGGTGCGGTCATGTGTCCCCCTGGGTGGGCGGTGGCAGCGGTGCCTGCGGTGGCGGCACCGCGCGCGTGCCGAAGTAGTACGAAAAGACCATCAAGCACGTGTCTTTCACGAACGCCAGGATGCTGGTGTGGTCACTCTCTGCCAGCAGGCTGGTGTCAGGCCCAGCCACCAGCAGGTCGGCGATGAACGCACCCACCACCAGCGCCACCATCGTGGTGACGAACTGTGTGAGGGCAGCGTGCTCGTCCCTGCTGCGCGCGTAGATGCGGGCTACCGCCCACAGCACCCCACCGATAATCGCGGCGGCCAGCGCGATGGCCAGCAGTGTGCCGCCCTGGCTGTCGTACAGGCTCGGATAAGACCGCACGTGCGGCGGCTCCACCACCTCAGCCTGCTGCCCGCTGGGTGCGGGTTCTGGTGTGGGTGCGGTTAGGGTCGGGTCAGGAACCATCTGCCAGTCTGTCGGCGGCACCGGGTCCATCACACCCTCAATCGCGCCACAGCTACCTGCAGCACAGGCTGCGGGGCTGGCGCGTGTGTGGGTGTGGGCACGGCGGTGGGTGTGGGTGGTGCAGCCTGCAGGGCGTCCTGCGGTGCCCGCAGCAGCGGCGGCGCGCTGCCCAGCTCCACGCGGCAGGTGCGCACGTCATCACGTGCAGCCAGCACCAGGGCGAGCAGCTGCTCGCGCACGCTTGCGGTCATGGCAGGCGCTCCAGTGTGTTGTGGATCTGCTGCAGGTTGTGATCCACGCTGGTCAGGCGCTGGTCGATACGCGCCAGCAGCTGCTGGTCGGCACGCTGGTGCTGCTCCAGGGTGGCCACACGGGTGACAAGCTGGGCGCCCTCGGTGCGGTCACTCACCGTTTTCAGCTCGTCAAGCCTGCGGTGCAGGGTGGCCACGTGTTCGCGGGTGCGGTCGCTGGCGCGTGTCCACACCCGCTCCAGCATCACCAGCACCGACAGCCCCAGGCCCAGCCAGGGAACCGCGTCGGCGGCGGTCACGGCTGCGCCCTGCGCCGTGCTGGCGGCACTGCTTCGGGCGGTGGTGTGGCCGCTGTGGCTGCCAGCACGGCAGGCGCCAGCGCGTCGGTGGTGGCCTCACGGCCCTCCACCACGTAGCGCAGGTCAGCCTGCCGTACCGTCAGCGTGTGCACGTGCACGTCGGGGTGCTCGGGGTCGTTGACACCCTGCACACCCAGCAGCACCACCATCCCCTGGAGGAACGGGTGCCGCCCCAGGGAAGTGGCGCGCAGCGTCACCTCCCCGGTGGGGCTGGCCCAGCGTGCGAGCACAGGCACTATCAGCCCAGATAGTTAGCGAGAATGGTGTCCGTTACGCTGGGCGCGGTGCCACCCAGCGTGATGCGGGTTTTGCTCGTGCCGCTGTTCCGGTCGACCACGAACTGGCCATCGGTGGGGTTCGACGCCACCTTGACCAGCATCTGGCCGTTCAGCGCCACGAGCACGCCAGGGAAGAACTCTGTGCGAATGTCCTGCCCCAGATCGTAGGCGAGCGCCGTGCCGCCAGAGAAGCTCTCGGCGAAGGGCCGGAAGCCAGCCTTCAGCAGCGTGACGGCGTTGTCAGCCAGCTTGGTCGTGGTCACAGCGGTGCCAGCGATCTGCGTGGTGCCGACACCGCCATCAGCGATCTTCACGCCGCTGGCGTCCTGCGAGAGCGTAACGCCGTTGAGCCGCAGCGTGACGAACCCGCTGCCGTCCACCTGCACGCCGTTCGTTGCCTTGACCGCAAGGCCACCACCAGCCCCGAACTCCAGCCCCTTGTTCGCTTCCAGGCTGACGAACAGCCCGTTCACGTCGCGGGTGAGGCCGCTGTTCGACTTCGTGAGCACCTGCAAGCCGCCGCCGCCATCGACGCCGAGCGCGGGGTTCGAACCAGCGAACTTGACGGCGACCGCGTCCGACGAGATCTGGATGCCGCTGCCCACGTTCACGTTCAGCGTGTTTCCGGACTTGCTCAGACCGTCGCCCGCGACAATCGTCCCCAGCCCCGTGAACTGCACGAAGGTGATCGCGGTCGTGCCGAGGGTCACGCTGTCGTTCGTACAGACGAAGCCAGTATCGGCGTTGGAACCCTCCGACACGAAAATGGCGGCGCTGGGGAACTCGCTGCCAGCGTCCAGGTCGGGCGAGCGGGACGCTGCACCAGACGACGGCGCGACATACACGCCGTTTTGACTGCCGGTGGACTGGTTGACCAGCAGGATGCGGTCGCCCGCAGCCAGGGTCACGCCGTCCACCGTCTGGCCAGCGGCGAGGCCGGTGCTGATGTCCACGTTGACGGTGGACAGCACGCGGGCGGGCTGCTTCCACTTGATGCCCTGCGCCACGCCATCGACGTATGCCTTGGTCGCCACGTCGCTGTCGGCGCTGGGTGCAGCCGCCCGCAGCACGGCGCCGGTGAACGCCCAGGTGCCAGTCAGGTCGGCCTTCGCGGCGGTGACCGCGTTGGCCGCCAGCTTCCCGGTGGTGACGTTGCCATCGGCAATCGCGGCAGTATCCACCGCGTTGTTCGCCAGCTTGTCGGCGGTGACGGCGTCGTTCGCCAGCTTGGCGGTGGTGATGATGCTATCGACGAGCTGCCGGGTAACGAACTGCAGGGCCATGACGTTGCTCCGTTCTGGTGTGGGTTGCGGTGCTGGCCCGTCTATGCAGGTCGGTATGCGGCCTCTATAGCAGACGGCGCCGCTGGCGCATAGGGCAGCGTGAAGGTGGAGGGCGATGCCTGCGTGAAGTCGGTTAGCAGCAGCCGCTGCCCGCTGTCGTATACCTGCAGGCTTCCAGGGAAGTACGCCTCTGGCAGCGTGAAGGTGGTGCGCACGCCGTCCACCTGTGCGGTGAGGTCCACCCGCAGCAGCGCGGCGCGCACGGCGCGCGTGGCCACCACCACCGGCTGCGTGTAGTCCTGCGCCGGGCTGGGCGCGTTCGGCGCTGCCAGGGTGGGGTCAGGATCATCCTCGGTTGTCCAGTAGACCAGCACGCCGTCAGCGGTGCGCCGGGCGCGGTTCACGTACTGCAGCACGAGTTCACCTGTAGATGGTTCATGGGCATGGCAGCCCTAAGATGCGCGCCACCACGTGCGTCACGCAGTGAAGGCCGCCCGCGACCGCTGCCGCCCATAATGCAGCCGACGATACCCGAAGCGCGATAACCCTGGCCGCCTGTGTGCTTCTGTCCTTCACTATGCGCTCCATAAGTGTGGCGATCGAACTCGTCACTCGATGCGCAGGCCAGCGAACCCGACGATGCCCAGGTCATCGCTGGCATCGGCGCCCACCACGTCGGCGTGCACCTCGTAGACCCTGCTGGTGGTGCGCAGGTTACCCGCCTGCCCGCCCACAGTCAGCCCCGCGCTGGTCACAGCCGCAGGCACCGCCCCACTGCGCAGCACGGTGCCGCCTGTCACGTACTCGGCGTCGGTCGCGTTGTAGAGCCGCACGCGCACCTGCCAGCCGCCTGCGGTAGCCAGCACCGCCTGCAGGCGCACCGTGCGCCCCGCAGGGTAATCCTGCGGGTTCCACGGCACCGCAGCCAGCACCCGCACGCCGTCGCGCTTGGTCACCAGCTGCTGCCCGCACCAGACCATCGGCTGGTGCAGCGGCGCCTGCACGTAGCTGGGCAGCTCGCCACCGCCCTGCGCCTGCAGCACACGCCCAGCAGCACCGGCTGCCAGCCGTGTCCACGTCTGGCCACTGCGCACCAGCAGGTCGCCGGTGGTCTGCCCAGCCACACCCACCGCCAGCGTGGCGGTGCTGCCCGCACCAGCGTCTGCCAGGGTAAGACCTGCGCCTGCTGCCAGCACTCGCTCAGCGGTTAGTCCCGCACTGGTGGCGAGCACCACGTAGCTGGCATCAGCAGGCGCGCCACCACCACCCTGCCCACCGGGCACGAGATCGAACGACAACGTGGTGGGGTTCCACGCCAGGGTGCTGCCCTGTGCTGTCTGGGCGGTTGCGCTGGCGCTCAGCTTCGGGGCGTGCCCCGAAAAGTTCAGCAGGCTGATGCGTTCTGCTGGGCTGCCTGCTCCCGCCATCAGCCACTCCCCGCCACGCTCGCGGTGGCGCTGCCGCCCCCGAGCATGTAGTAGCGCGCCCACACACGCAGCCCCAGGGTGCAGGCCGCTGGCGTGTACGTGATGGCCTCCACCGTGGCGCGCTGTTCGGCCCACCCGAACTCGGCATCGGTTAGCAGCACCGTGTCACCGCGCCGCAGGTGCAGCAGCACCCAGGGCGAAGCCAGATAGTCCACCCTGTAGCTGGGCAGGGTGGTGTGCTCCACCAGCCAGTCCACCACAGATTCGGCCACCTGCTGGTCGGTTATCCACAGGCTCTCAACCACGTCTCCCTGCCGCTCGCCCACCATCTGGCGGCTGATGCTGCACAGCAGGCTATTCGTCGGGTTGCGCTGCACCACGCCTGCATAGCTGTCGGCCAGCGGATCATAGCCGAACTGCAGGGTGAACGTGTTCCGCAGGTCCGCACGTGCGCTCTCGCTCACGCTGGATGCGCGGTCCAGCAGCGGCCACTGGTCAGCCACCAGCGAAGCCACAGGCGGCGCCCGCCGGTCGGTGATGATGGGGCCATAGCCACCACCCTCCCAGACCATCGACACCATCGGGAAGCTGGCCAGCAGCTCGCCCTCGATGAACGCCAGCACCGTGGTATTCGCGCTGCCGCTGGCGTTGACGGCGCAGCGGGCGCCCATACGGGTGCCCAGCTTCGCCTGCGCCTCGGCGAACAGGCCAGCGGCGGCACCCGCAGCACCGAGCGTGGTGTAGCCCTGCACCAGCTCCCGCACGATGGTGATGGGTGTGCCGTCGCTGCGGCCACCACTGACGGCCACGTACACAGCCTCGTCACCACTGAACCCTGACAGGCCGCCCGTGAAGTCAAGGCGGGTGAACGGTTCGCCCTGCAGGTCCACAGCGTGCGTTTCGGCCCACGGGTAGAACAACGATGCAGCAGGGTAGGCGGTGCCATCCACGTAGACCGTGTCAATGGTGAGATGCCCGTGGCAGACGGCATACCGTGGCACAGTGCTGGACGAAGCCACCAGTATCGCAGGGATGGCGCCGAACTGCGGCAGCACCACAGGCAGGCGCTGGCCCTCGCTCTCGGCGGGCAGGGCGGTCAGGCGGTCGGTGGTGAGCACGTATGGCGGCAGCTGCTGGTCACAGCTGCCCAGCGGGTCGCTCACCGTGCAGGACACCACCTGGGTGCGGGCACCGAACTCCACCTCGTCCATATCGCCGCGAATAAGCACCAGCCGCTGATCGTAGTCACCGCCATCCACGTTCAGCGACACCTCGGCCACGCCAGACAGCAGCCGCCCGGCTGCCACCAGCTCGGCGGCGTTGACCAGCACGTTGGGCACGGTAACGGTCAGCGTCTTGGCTGTGCTGGACGCGCTTCCCAGCTGATAGTCCAGGGTGATGCTGATGTCGTCACTCAGCAGCCCGTGCCACGCTTGCTCGGTGCCGTCGAACCCGCTGCGGGTGCCGCACTGTCGGCTGGCCACCCGCACCACGTGGTCATCCCCGAATACCAGCTCCACGCACACCACCAGCCCCTGCAGCTGCGGGTCGCGCTGCAGCACGCCCTGCCAGTAGCTGCTGGACAAGCCACGCGCACCGAACCGCCCGGTGCGCCACCGTGTGAACGCTGGGTGCTGCAGGTACAGGGTGCTCACAACTCTTCCTCGAACCGCACAGACAGGTCGCCCACCTGCACCCACCGCTGGGTGGTGGTGTCATACCTCCAGGCAGCGTTCTCCAGCTCGGTGGATTCCAGGAACCGCGCGTAGAGCATGGACCCGTTCTGCTGCTGGTCGTCAGTGCACAGCACCAGCGGCTGCGCACCGTAGCGCCCCAGGTGGCGCACCGTGGCGCGGAAGGCTTCGCGCCACCGCTCCACGTCGCCCTCGCTGGTGCCTGTGATGGTGCGGCGCGGGGTGCCAGCCACGTATGCGCTGCGCGCGCCAGATACTGCAGTGGTCACCTGCACGTTTCCGGCCTGCTCGTCAGTGCCGCGCCAGTCCAGCGGCACGGTGATCGGCAGCGTCATCCCCGCCACCAGTGCACCCACCCGCCAGTAACCCTCGGGCGGTGCACCCTGCGCAGTGCTGGACGGGATGGTGATGCGCAGGTAGCGCGGGAAGTCGTTGTCGGCGCGCCGGGTGCCCGAACTGGTCGGGTCAGCGATAACTCGCACACCCTGCGGATAGTCATCGAAGGCCAGCAGGTGCCTGTCACCCCATATGTCCAGGGTCACGCCGCTGGTGATGCCGTAACTGAAAAGCCCCTGCGTCAAGCCAGCGAAGTGAATGGTGTCGCCGTGGTTAGTGGCGATGCGCACGATGCCGGGGTTCGTGCTCAGCGCGTGCACCTGCGCGCGGCAGTAGTGGCCAGCCAGCTCCCCATCACGCCACGCTGCACAGTCAGCTGGGTTCACCCGAACGCTGTTACTGGCCAGCGTCTGTGACTGCAGTGTAGTGGTGTAGCGCCGTCCGTCCACGTAGATGCGCGACGGTGCCGAAAGACCAGCATCGTCCCCGTATTCCAGCACCAGATACCGGCTATTCGTGCCCACAACGGCGAGGCCGCTGTGCTTGAACCGCACCACCTCGTTCGCCGCCACTGCAGCACGCTGCGCGTCCAGCAGCAGCTGCTGCTCCCCGGTGGTGGTGCTGCGCCATTCACTGTCGGGGCTGGGTGTGGCCAGCTGGTCACCACCGTACTCGTACCGCACAGGCGCAGCGAACTTGTCCCCCGCGAAGCCACCACCGCCTCCCCACCGCACGGCGACGCCCTGCGCCACGTGCTGCGGCTCGGCGGCAGCCAGCCACCCGCGCAGGTCGCCGGGGCTGCTGGGTGCATACTGCCCCAGGCTGCTCACCCTGGACCACCACGCCTCGCGCCACTCGTGCGTGAAGGTGGCGCCTGCCTGGACGGACAGGTGACCCCAGTCCACGCGCTGGAACGCAGTGGGCAGCACGCCGCTGGTGAGGGTGAGCGGACCCGTGCTCGTCCACACGTTGTCGCCAGCGCGGGACCACGCAAGGTCGGCACGGGTGGTGCCACCCGCTGTCTGCAGCCCCACGCGGAAGTCGTACCAGATGCCGGTGGTGATACCCGCCAGCGTGTTCTGCGGGGCCAGGAACAGCGTGGTCACGGCGTTGGGGTCATAGATGCCCACCCTGCCATCGTTAGACAGGTGAACGCCCACTGCGAACGATAGCCCCGCACTGCTCAGCGCCTGCAGGCCCACGCCCCACCTGGGTGCGCGCATCGCTGGTGCACTGACAGCGGACGGCTGGGTGCCACCAGTGCCTGCAGTGGCGCGGCAGGTCCAGCCCAGCACGCCGTCCTCGGCCATGAACTGCGTGACACCAGCGGCGGCCTGCGACACGCTGAACGCCAGCCTGCTGGCAGTGCCCACCGTCACCTGGGTGGCGTCGGTGGCCCAGGTGAGCAGCGGGGTGCCAGCGAACGACGCGCCCCAGGGTGTGAACGCGCTGGCGCCGCTGTAGGCTGGCGGCCCGTACTGTGTGGACCAGTAGTTAGTGAACAGGCTGCCGAACTCGTCTGTCAGCACACCAGCATCGCGGTGCACGGGGCGGCGGCTGTATGCCGACCAGTAGGACAGCGTCCCCGGCTTCCAGTTAGCAGTGCCAGTCCCGGTTTCGCGGTCGATGCCGCCCGCCAGCAGGCCCACACGGTCGCCCAGCCACGCCAGCGTGCCACCCTTCGGGGCGTAGCGCATGGACCCGGTATGGCCCAGGATGTCGTCACCCCACAGCAGCCACTCCCCCACACGGGGCGCCGCAGCACTCCACCCTGCCTGCAGGCGGTCCAGAGGTATCAGAAAGCTGTAGTTCCCGAAACGATTGTCTCCTGCGCCGTTATCGGTGTGCACCAGCAGGTAGACGAACGCGCCACCACGCGCAAGGAATAACGACTTTGAGTTACCCACTGAAGGGATGAACCCCACAGGGGACCCCATCGGTGACCATGCTCCGTCACGACTTGCGAACTCATACCTCCAAATCCCAGCGGCAGTAGCCCGCACACGGAAAAAGGCGCCGTCAAGCGTGCCGAGGCCCACGATTGCGAACCGTTCTTGCTTATTCGCGCTGTCACTGTTCCCGAGGTCGTCCAGCCCATCCGGCTCGGCCACCGACAGGCCCCAGGTAGCGCCCCTGTCGGCGCTATACGCGCTTGCGATGCCCTGCGTGACTGTGCTGCCCAGCCACAGCTCCAGGCGCAGCCAGTCCCCACTGACAGCGGCCTGCATCCGGTAGATATCATGGGTGGTGCCGTAGGCTGCAGACACGATGCCCGGCGTTGCAAGCGTCCACGTCGCACCGCCATCCCGGCTCGTTAGCATGTCAACGTCGTGGCTGAACACTGCAGGGTTGGGACGGTACACATAAAACCAGCGCAGGCTGCCGTCAGGCAGCTCCACGATAGACGAATAGTCCGCAAACGTCGGCAGGCGGCCCACAGGCGGCGAATAGCTGGTGGTGGTGTACCCTGCAGCCGGGTCCGTGGTGGCGAGGCTGCGGTATGCCACGTCGAAGGTGGTGGTGCCTTGTCGCAGGCGAACCGCGACCACCCGGTTGAACGCCGTGCTGTACGCCAGCGCATAGTGCCCGGCTGCGACCTTGGCGGTGCTCCACGGGTGGTGCGCGCCCTGCTGATACCGCAGGTCGTGCGCGCCCCGCGTTTCGGTGGCGGGGTCAGTCTCGTAACGCCAGCCCCATTCAGCACCTTCGAACAGCCCACCAGTGGACAGCAGCTGCAGCACCACGCCAGTCGGCCCAGGCTGCGGGGTGCCGGGCGTGGTGTCCCACGCGCCCGCCAGGAACGGCAGCAGGTCGCCCTCGTTCGCGCTGTCAGGGTAGGCAGTGCCCAGCCGGGCACCGCGCTGGCTGGTGGCCCCGGACAGCACGTTGCCCCGCAGCGGGGCGTCCTGCGTCAGCAGGAACGCACGCGGCTCGGCGCGCTCTGCCTGCGGGTCGCGGTCGGCCCACACCACCTCGGCCACCGCACCGAACGCCGTGCCAGTGGTCACACCACGGTGCACCACAGCAGCGACACCGCCTGCAGCCTTCGCAGCCATCACGACGCCCCGTAGCGGAGGGCAAGGTTGTCCAGATCGGCGGCTGCCCACCCGCTGCCGCCGGGCTTATCGGTGCGCAGCAGGCTGCACAGGCCGCCACCAGTGTTCATCCCGGTGGCGCTGCTGCTGGCAATACTGGCGCCCAGCGCCATCCCTGCGGTGCCATTCGGCAAGGCACCGTCACCAGCGCCAGCCACCTCCACCTGCACCGCCTGCACGGCGGGCGAAGTCCACGCAGCGTTGACAGCGTTGCGGTTCTGCAGGTTCACCTGCAGGGTGCTGGCGGTGGTGGTGCGACAATCGCTGGCGTCTGCCGCGTCCAGCAGCGCGGAATGAATACTGGCGGCGCCGAATGGCACCCACGCGCCGCTGATGTCGTCGGCGTTGGGGCGCAGCCCCTGCACCCAGGTGGTGCGGTCCACCGGGTCCGCACTGCTGCCCCACACCACCGTGTGGTCGTGGTAGCAGGTGGCACCAGCGCCGGACATCGGCGCACCCCATCGGGCAGTGTCCACCGCGTCGGCGGTGGTCTTTGCCACGCTGCGGCTGAGCACCTGCACGCCGTCCACCCACAGGGTGCAGGTGATGCTGCCGCCTGTGTAGCTCCACCGCAGCGCCAGCCGGAGCCACCTGCCCGTGGTCACCAGCGCGCTGGTGGTGCCCACTGTGGCGCCGTTATGCTTGACGGTGAGGCGGGTGCTGTTCCCGGTGTCGGCGGCGTAGATGCCAGCCACCTCCAGGCCGCCAGTGTCGTACACAGCCAGCAGCGGGACCGTGCTGGCTGCCGCGAACGGCTGCGCGGCGCGGAAGGTGCTGTTGATGCCGCCCCCGCTGGGCACCGAAAACGCTGGTCCAGTCCGCAGCCACCCGTCAGCTGTCAGCGACAGGCTGGTGTCGCCGCCACCGTAGCCTGCGGGGTGCTGGTGGGTCACCGTGCGTTCGTTCGGGTCAGCGGTGCCTGCGCTTGACCACGCCGAGCCAGTGTAGAACGCCAGCGGCGCCCGCACTTCCCATCCCCACGTCCACACGATGGCCATGCTGCCTCCCGCCTGCCTTAGAACCTGCCACGGTCGAACCCGACGTGCACGCCCGCCCGCAGTGTAGTGCGGCGCAGCTCTCGCTGCAGCCTCGGGGCCTCGCCCCGCTGGCCAGCCGTGAACAGCGCCTCGTCCAGCGTGCGCCCGTTGGCCTGCACCACCACCTGCAGCTGCTGCCCAGCGGCTGCGCCTGCACCACCAGCCACCGCGCCCTGCATCGCCGTGGCGGCCTGCAGCATCGCGCTGGCCAGCCCCGCAGCTGCAGGCACCTCCAGCTCGCCGGGCGTGTAGCCACGCGCCGCTGGTGCCAGCCCAGCAGCCAGCTGCCCACCCATAGCGTCCAGTGCCTGCCGTAGCAGGTCGGCGGGGCGCTGCGCAGCGATCACATAGTCACCCGGTGCAAACCGGGCGCTCAGCCCATCGGTGCCTGCCTTCACGGCACCGGGCGTGTCGCCGAACGATGAAGTCTCCGCGCGGCCCAGCGTGAAAATCTCGGTCAGCACGTCCTTGAAGAACTGCACCAGCCGCTGCAGGCCCGCCACGACAGCCTCACCGATGCCCCGCGCCAGTGTGGCCAGCGCCTCACCGAGAGCCAGCACCAGCCCCACAGTCAGCTCGTACAGAATGGCAGGCAGGCTCTTGATGATAGCGGGCACCAGCTCGGTGATGAACGCCACCACCAGGGTGGGGACAAGCCCGATGAGCGCGGTCACAATCTGCGGCAGTGCGTTAGCGACACCACCGATAACCGCAGGAATAAGCCGAACAATCGCTGAGATAAGCTGCGGCAGCATCGTGATGATGGCCACAATCAAGTCGGGCAGCATGGCCACCACACCCACCACGATGTCGGTCACGGCCAGCAGCAGCGCCTCCACGATGGACGGCAGCTGCAGTATCAGCTCCTCCACCAGCAGGGTGACCGCCTGCAGCAGTGCCGCCACCAGCTGCGGCAGCTGCTGCACCACGCCCGTGATCAAGCGCGGCACCTCGGCCACCAGCACAGTCACCACCTGCAGCGCGCCCTGGGTGAGCGCCTGCACGATGGTGGGCAGCTGGGCGATGACCACCTGCACCAGCCCCAGGGCGGCGTCCACCAGTGCGGGCACCAGCGCCTGCACCACCTGCACCAGCGCCTGCACCAGCTGCGGCACAGCGCGCAGCACGGTGTCCACCAGCACAGGCACCAGATCAATCAACGCCACCACCGCCTGCAGCAGTGCGGGCAGCGCGGCCTGCAGCGCGGCCACCAGCGCCTGCACCAGCGCGGGCAGCTGCTCCACCAGCGCCTGCACCAGCACGCCCACACTGTCGGCCAGCGCCTGCACCACAGTGGGCAGCTCGGCCACCAGGGCGGCCACCAGGGCGCCCGCAGCCTGGGCCAGCGTGCCAGCCAGCCCAGGCAGCGCAGCGGCGAACTGCTGCACCAGGGCGGGCAGCTCGGCAGCCAGCGCCTGCAGCGCCGCAGGTGCTGCCTCCACGAACGTGGCCAGCAGGTCGCTGGCGCCGCCCAGCAGCTCCTGCACGTACAGCACCGCACCCTCTGCTGCCGTGGCGGGAAGCCCAGCCAGCGCGGCCTCGTAGTCGGCGGGCGACAGCTCACCGGCTGCCAGCTGCTCCTGCAGTGCGGCGGCGTCGGCCATGCCGCTGGCAGCAGCGTCCACCGCACCGGACAGGCTGAACGCGAACCCGGTCAGCTGCCCGAACAGGTCCACCACACCACGCGCGGCGCTGGCGATACCCACACCGATGGCGCGGGCCACCGCCAGCGCGGCGCGTTGCACAGCGCCGAAGGCTGCGGCCATCACCTGGGCGGCCTTGCTCGTTTCTTCGGCAGTATCCTCGCCCGCTGCAATGATGGCAGCGGCATAGTGTGCCACCACTGCCTGCCGCTCGGCCAGCTGGTCCTCACCCAGCCGTGCCAGCAGGGCGTCCCGCTCACGCTCCAGCTCGATCACCTTGCGGTTCTGGCCAGCGGTCAGCAGCACCACCTCTTCAGTGAGCTTGCGTTTCTGCTCCAGCACCCGCGCGTCATACACTGCATTGATTTCGGCTATCTGCTGCTCGGTTGCCTCGCTGTTCGCCGCCAGGGTGCGCAGCCGGTCCAGCTCGATGCGCTCCAGCTCATTCATCCTGCCTTCCGCGTCGGACAGCTGCAGCTGCTCGATCTCGGCGTTGATGGCTGTGTATGTCTCACGCACCCGCGCCAGCGTTTCGGCAGCCTCCACCTCTTCCAGCCGGGCGCGCGCCTGCATGAACCTCAGCATCACGTCCAGCCGCTCGGCGCTGCCCGCCTCATACAGTGCCAGCTCCTGCTGGAACTCCAGCTCCAGGGCGGCGCGCCGGGCGGTGGTGCGCGCCTGCAGGTCGGCCCGCTCACGCTCAGCGGCGGTGCGCCCTGCGGCGGCCAGCGCATCGTCCAGCTGCTGCACCAGTGCCTGCTGCTCCTGCTGCTGCTGCGCCGCAGCGTCGGCACGCACCACCGCCACCACGCGGGCGCGCTCCTGCTCGGCGGCGCGCACCTTGGCAGTCTGCCGACCATATGCGGCCACCTCCGCGTCGAATACCTTGTTCAGATCTGCCAGCTCGTTTTGAAGCTCCAGGGCGGCCTGCTGGGCGGCCTGTACCTGCCGCCGGGCGATTGCGTCCTCGACCCGCTCCACAGCTTTCAGTCGCGCCTCGTATGCCTTCTTTGCCTCGTCCGCGCCAGCCTTGGCCGCCTTGCCTGCCCCCTCGTCCTCGTCGGCCATGCGCCCGGTGCTGGCCGCCGCAAGGTGTGCGGCGATCTCTTTTTTGGCCAGTGCCTGCGTTGCCAGGGTGGCACCCTGCGCCAGCCCCTCGGCCTTCTCGCGCGCGTCATCGACACGTGCCGCAAGCTCTTGCGCCCGCGCCCGTGCCTCCTCTATGCTGCCCGCCAGCCCCTGGATCTGCGTTTTGAACGCCACCGTGGCCTGCCCACCAGCCTGGGTGAACGTGTCATAGGTGTCGATAGCCTTAGTGTACCGGGCCAGCTCGCGGTTCAGGGTGGCCACCTCCCCACGCGCCGCGCCCTGCGCCTGCTGCAGTGCCGCAGCGGCGTCAGCTGCCTGGGTGCTGGTGTCGTATTGCAGCTGCAGTGCGGTGGCGTGGTCCAGCACCACCTCGGTGCCGCCCAGCGTGGCGACGAACAGATTGCCGCTCGCCAGCCCAGCCTGCACACTGGCAGTGTCCAGCGCCTGCAGGCGCTCCAGCTGCTGGTCCAGCGTGCTGGTCAGCTCGCCCTCGGCCTGCAGCTGCAGCTGCAGCTGGCCCAGGCGCACGCCCTGCTGCGCCGCCAGGGCGTCGGCGGCGGCACGCTGCGCCTGCGCCCGCGCCTCTTGGTCCGCTGCCAGTGCCGCCTCGGCGGCGCGCAGCCGTTCGGCTGCGGCCTCGGCCTCGTTGGTGGTGGAAACAAGGTAGATGAGGCCAGCCACCAGCGTGCCGACAGCAGCTACCACTGCGTAGATGCCACCAGTGGCAGCGGTCAGTGCCAGCATCACCGCGCGAATGCTGCCGCCCATCGCGGTCAGCGCGGTGATGCCGCCCTGCACAGCGATAGTGAACACGCGCACCTTGTCGGCCACCCATACCAGCAGCATCGTTTTCGCAAGCGTGTCCAGCGTTGGAATCATGCGCACCAGCAGAACCACGGCGTCCCGCAGGCCAGCCACGAAGTCCACGAAGGTGGTGGCAATCATGGCGCGGTTCTCGCGCAGGAACTTGACCGCCTGCCCCACCATCTGCTCAAAGCTGTTACCGATGGTGCCAGCTGATCGGTTGAAAACAGCGGCCACGTAAGCGATAGTGCTGGCAAGCTCGTCAAGCAGGTCGCCCAGCGGCCCCTTCATGGTGTCGAACAGCGACAGCATGAGTTCTTGGAACGCTGACAGGGCAATATCGAACCGCCCTTGCACCGTGTCCGTCATCCTGTTGTAGAGCACCTCGGCCTGCCCGGCGCTGTTTTCCACTTGATCGAGCAGTGTATAGTATCCTGTAGTGCTGTCCCCGAACTGTCGCGCAATCTGCGCCACGTTGGCACCACTGCGCTGCCCGAACACGTCGAGGGCGTCGCTGGTGGTCATGGACACACGCCCCACCGTCGTCATGATTTCAGCGAAGCTGTGCAGTTCGGGGTTGATGTCCTGCGCCGTCAGCCCATACTTGGCCAGCGTGCGCTGCGCGTCCTCGGTTACGTTGGCTGCGGCAGACAGCGCCATGCGAAAGTTCGTGCCCGCCATCGAGCCTTCGAGGCCCAGGTTTCGGAACTGCGCCACCGCTGCCGTCGTTTCCTCAAGCGAGTACCCGAAGCCTGCGCCAACGGTGCCAGCGTATTTCATGGCCTCGCGCAAGCTCTCCACGTCAAAAAGCGACTTGCGCAGTGCAGTGCTGAACACGTCGGCCACTCGGCCCGCCTGTGTAGCGTCAAGCTGAAACTGCGACAGGGTGGCAGCGGTGAGCGAGGTCGCCGTGGCCATGTCGGTGCCCGCGCCAGCCGCGAACAGCAGCGCCGGGCCGCTGCTGTTCAGAATGGCGTTCACGCTCATGCCAGCGCGCGCGAAGTCCTGCATCGCCGTGGCGGCCTCGGTCGCCGTGAACTTTGTGCTGGCTCCAAGCTCGCGCGCGCGCGCGGTCAGCTGCGCCAGCTCGGTGTCGCTGGCACCAGCCACGGCGCCCACCGTGGTGATGGCCTGCTCAAAATCGGCGCCCACCTTGACCGCAGCCACACCGAACGCGGCTAACGCTGCACCAGCCGCAGCCAGTGCACCCGTCACAGCTGTGTCGAGACTGTCCGCGAACTTTACGCCAGCCCCCTGCATCTGCTCCAGCGCGCTGGTGGCGCCCTTGATACCACCACGGAACTGGCTGTCCTCCAGTCCCAGCTCGACCAGCAGCTTGCCGATGGTTGACGCCATGATCACGCTCCCGCCTGCATCCTATCGCACGGGTGGCCTGGGCGGGGCTACACGTCCTCGACAGGCAGGCCCAGGGCGGCCAGCTGTGCAGCCACGTCACGGTGGCCACCTGCTGGCGGCGGCTGTGCAGCTGCCTGGGCTGCCTGCGCCGCACGTGCGCGGGCTGGCTTCTTCACCTTGCCACCCAGCGCGCTGCTGATGGCACCCAGCACCAGATTCGCCTGCTCGGCTTTGTACGCCACCACGCACTGCGACACCACGTGCAGCTGCTGCCACGTGAGGCCCAGCACGTCGTCAAGCGTCCACCCGCTGCCGAACAGCATCCCCAGCCCCTGCTGCAGCTGCTCGATGGTTAGCCCGGCTGCGGCCCCACTCCGCTCGCCAGCACCTGCACTCCCTGCCCCAGCCTCCGCACGAACCGCTCCGAGAAAGGGACGAGGGACACAGCCAGCTCCTCGATAGGCAGCACGTCCAGCGGGTCGCGCCCCTGCAGGGCGTCGGGGTAGGCAGCGGCGAACGCCTTGCCCAGCAGCTCAGCCACCTGCTCGTCCGTTGCCAGCTGCACCACCGCGTCCACCAGCCCAGCGGTGCCAGTGCCACGCACCAGCCCGATGGCTTCACCCAGCTGCGGCAGCTCGGCCAGTGCCTTGATGAGACGAAATACCTGCACCTGACGCCGCGCCGGGATTGCGCCGGGCAGTGTCACCTGGGTGCCGTCCACGGTGCGCACCTGCACCTGCTCGGGCGGCACCAGCTTGTCCAGCAGTGCAGTCAGCTGAGCGTTGAAGTCGGGGTTGATGGCGTTGTCGGGCTGGCTCACGGTGCACCTCCTGCGGCGTCGTGGTTACTGTATCACGCCACCAGCCGCACCGGAACGCACGAACGGCGCAGCGTGGCGGTGCTCGCCTCACTGCGCCGCAGGGCGGCAGGTGCTGCCAGTAGCCGTCAGAGCTGGCGCTCCAGCTTGATCAGCTGCACGCGGGGCGCCAGGGCGTTGCCGTTCCAGTCGGTCGCCGAGCGGAGCGCGGTGTAGGAATACTCGAACTGATGCTCGTCCTGGCCCAGCGGCAGGGTGAGGCCCATGTCGCTGGTGGCCTTCCAGACGTACACGTTCATCGTATTGCCCGTGACCGCCATGTGGTGCTGGACCCATAGCGCACACTGTGTCACGATGGGGTCGCCGCCGAAGCTGAACGTCTCGGCGCTGCCCGACACGGTGGTGGTGCCAGCACCCATCGCCCGCGCGAAGTTATCGAAGTTCCACTCGATGCCGCTCACGGTCACCTTCGCGCCCTGGGTCTGCGCGAAGTTATAGACAGGGATCTTGGGGTTTCCCTGGCTGATGTACCGCTTTTCGCTGGTGATCTCGATGCTGACACCATCCTCGGTGATGCTGCCCACGTCCACGGTGGGCGTGGCGCCAGCCACTCCCAGGTAGAGCACGGCGGGGCCGAAGCTGATGTCGTTGGTGGTTACGGTGGGGACGTTGAACGGCACGGGTGCCTCCGGTGCACTGTGGGTGTTGGGCGTGGCACCGCTCGCGCCTCTCAGCGTCTGCTGCGGGATGCGCGCAGGGTATCACAGGCCACCCGGCTGGGCTACGGTCGGCGCGCGTCCTCCAGCCGGTTCCGCTGCCCGCAGCGGCGGCACGGCACCTCCACCACACCACCCGCACCTGGGCGCACGTAGCACACGAAGTCTTTGTAGCGCACCCGCAGCTCGTCTGTCTTTTCGTCGTATATGCCCAGGCGCGCGGCGCAGCTGGTGCAGCTCCACACGGTGTCACGCATCGTGGTGGCCTCGTCCCCGTCGCCGCTGCCGCTACCGCTGCTGGCGGCTGCTGCGGCCAGCACCGCCAGCTGCCCGGTCAGCGCCTGCACGGCAGCCTCCAGCTCGTGCAGGCCCACCTCCAGGCGGTGCAGCCGGGCGTCAGCGGGGGCTGCCATCGCGCACCTCCAGCCGCACGGTGCGCCCGCAGGCACCGCAGCCCAGGATGGTGTCGCTGCCATCGCCACGCGCCCGCCCGGCTGCAGCCTGGGCGGGCAGTGTGGCCAGCGTGGCGCCGCAGGTGCACCGCACCCGCAGCGGCGGTCCAGCCGGTGCGTTCCCGGCCTGCCAGTCCTGTGTCCTCACTGTCCGCTCCTGTAACTGGCGCGCACAGCCCACTGACCGCGCGCAAAGTATGCCCTCGTCGCCTCGTTCCAGCCATCCTCGGGGCGCTCGGTTTCCACACAGTAGCCAGCCAGCGCGATGCCATTCCGGCGCAGCAGCTGGTGCTGCAGCGCGGCGGTGCACGCATCGTAGATCCGCGCTGCCGTGCCAGAGCTTTCCCGGTCATAGCAGAACAAGTCCATCGTAACGACTTGGAACGTGCTGGTGGGGCTGGTGCGGCCAGCCACCAGATCGAACACCACCAGCGGATAGGTGGCGCCGCCCGCGTCTGGTGTGAGCAGGTGCGCGCCGTGCACCTGCGCACCCACCAGTGCGGCCACACCAGCGTCGGCCAGCAGGTGGCTGCGGACCAGCAGCTTCAGCTGCTCGATACTTGGCGCAGGGTTCAGTGGCATCACGGTCCTCCAGCGCCGAAGCGAATACCCGCCTGCGTGCGCAGCTCTGCACCCATCACCAGCACGAACGCGCGCAGCATCTGCGGGCGCACGTGTGGGGCGCTGGCTGTCAGCCACAGCACGTCGCGCGGCAGCATCTTTCGCGTGCCTTCCACCACCCAGGACACGTGAGGCGGCACGTTAGCCCACCATCCGAGCAGGTAGTACGGGCGGGCGCCGCCACCAGCGCCACCAGCGCGGAACTTGACTTCGCCCTGCAGCGCGGCGGCCATGCGCCCGGTGCGCGTGTGCACCACGTGCGTTTCGCCAGCGTGCACTCTGATAGTGCCGTGCCGCTTGGCATACGGGTGATCCATCCGGCGCAGCTGCTGCAGTGTGTGGTCGGTGCGGGTAAGGTTGGCGTAGACCGCGCCCTTCGCCACCTCGCCCGCCTTGCCCATCGCCCGGCCAGCGGCATCGCGCAGCACCCGGTCGGACAGCTGGCGCAGGTTGATCACCGTCGCCTCAATGCCGACCACCCGTGTGCGGTTCGCTGCCATCAGCCCACCTCGCAGCCACTATCCGCCAGCGGGGCCGCAGGGTCAAGCGCATCCAGCTGCAGCTCCAGCAGCGCGTCCAGGTCAACCTCTGCGGGTACCGCAGAACGCCCCGCGCCCAGCTTCGGCTGGTCAGGTGCGTGCTCGGCCAGCCACTGGTGCATCTGCTGCACCTGCCCGTGCAGCGTGTGGCTGGGTGCCAGCCGCCGCTGCGCTTCACCCAGCAGCAGCCGCCCGATGCGCAGGTGGTACAGCGCGGCCTCGCGGAATGGCAGGTACCCGTTCCCCGCGCAGCGCATCGCTGCCTCATAGCACGCCCACTGTTCCTCGCGGCGGTTATCGTTGCCGTATTGCAGGCCCAGGCTCACCCATGCGCCTGGGCTGGTGGGGTCGTCCTGCAGCTGCTTCACGAGCAGGCGCGTGTACCGTGCCAGCTTGGCCTGCATGGCCTCGGGGCCGCCGCTCAGGCCACGGTGGTCCACGGTGAACGGGGCATAGCGCACCTGCGGGTGGATGCCGCGCTCACCCAGGGCGGCCATTCCCTTTTCCAGTGTCTCGTGCACCCTGTAGCTGAACCGCAGGATGCCACCTGCCAGCCGGAACAGCCGGGTGTTTTCGGACCAGTTCCAGGCGCCGTCTGCCCGCCAGTTACGGAACCGGAACAGCCACGCCCAGCTGTCGGTGACCTCGACCATGCGGCGCAGCGCAATCGTGGCCAGGAACGTGCTCTCATACTGCTCGTCGGGGTCCATCACAAGGCACCACGCGCAGCCCAGCTCGCGCAGCCGGTCCACGCCCGCGTTCCGCGCTGTGCCCAGGTCGTCATTCAGCGGGTGGTACACCCACTCCGCACCGTACCGGGCGGCCACGTACTGCACGTCGGCGCTGGGCGCGGTGCCCTCGGGGCCGGTCCACACCAGCACCACGTGGTCAGCCAGCGCATACAGGCTGTCAAGGTGGCGGTGCAGGTCGTACAGCTGCTCGCCATCGTGCCACAGCATGGTGAACCCCAGCCCGTTGTCAGGCTGCCAGGGTGCCAGCTGCATCCCCTCCTCGCGCACGATGTGGTCGTACCCGCCCGCGCCACTGGTGCGTCCCTGGGTGAGCACACTATCGGGGTTCTTGTCTTTGCCACGGTAGAACGCCACTTTCCGCAGCCGGTCAGCGTGGCGCAGGTATCCATAGTGACGGAACCGCAGAGCGGCCACGCGCTTGGCGTTCTCCCCCGCATCGGGCACGTTCCCGCAGTGCAGCCCGATGTCGTTGCCCGCCAGCACGTTCTGCACGCTGGGGTGGGTCACACGCCACAGGCGGAACCCGCGCATCGAGCTGCGATAGTCGGGGCCGCACCACGGCACGTCCACGCGGCACAGGCGCGGGCTGTCCCAGTGGTTCGCCCAGCCCACGTCATAGTGGGTCACCAGCGGGTCGGGGTTGCGCATCCACTTCTGCAGCAGGGCGCGGTCCACCCGTTCCTCCACCACCTCGTCGTGGTCAACGCTCAGCAGCCAGTCGGGCGCAAGCTGCAGCGCCAGCCGGATGGCGGCGTTGCGCTCGTCGCGCTCGTTCCACTCGCCCACCCAGCTGCGCACCAGCACAGGCACGTCACGCTGGCTGCAGGCACTGGCCAGCCGCTCGGCCCACACCTGCAGCACGGCGGCCTGCTCGTCTGGCGTGGCGTCACGGCAGGCCTCCAGCAGCGCCTGCTCTGCAGGCTCGAACAAGCCAGCACGCCACTCGGGTGTGGTGGTAACCTCCGCAGGGTTGCCGGTGAGCAGGATAGCGATGCCGTCCACCAGCTGGCTGGTGCGCCCGATGCTGGCGCGCAGCATCGCAAGGTCGTTCGGCACGTGCAGCTTCACGCGCCACAGCGCCACCAGCCGCTGCTCGCGGTCGGTGTAGCCCTCCCAGGTGCGCAGGTACGTCGGCAGGTTCGCCAGCCCGCGCTGCGCATCGGGGAACACAGCGTCCAGCGTCTGGTGGCCCAGGTGGTGAACGTAGCAGTTAGTCGCGATGGCCATACGCCAGCCCAGCAGCTGCACACGCGCGGCGATGTCGTTGTCATCGTACCCGCCGATACCGTACTGCGGGCGGATCAGACACGGCTGGCCCTCGTGCTGCTCCAGCAGCTGCAGCAGGCACTCGCGGCCATACAGCACGCACAGCCCTGACAGGAAGCTGGCGGCCATCGGTGTCCACCCGTTCTGCTCGGCGTAGTCAGCAGCGAAACGGTCCAGCATGGCGTCTGCATCTGCCGTGAAGGCGCTGCCTGTCGCCATCTTTACGTCGGGCGCACGCACCTGCTGCATACCCGCCACCACGTTTGACACGGGGCCGACCATGCCGATGCGCCCGTAGCCACCCACAGGGTGCGCGGGCGCCTGCTGACCGTAGCCCGCCACCTCACCCTGCAGCCGAACGTCGGGCGTGTGCAGCGCACCGTGCATCCGGTGCAGCCAGCCGGGCGTCACGCGCACGTCGTCGTTCATGATCACCACAGCGGGCGGCAGCCCACCGTGCTCCAGCGCCACCTGCACCCCTGCGTTCACAGCGCCAGCCCAGCCCGCAGGCCCAGGCATCTGCACCCACTGCAGCAGCACCTGCTGGCGCTCGCCGCTCGCCGCCTGGACCATCGCCGCCACCTGCTGCTGCAGCTGGTCGATACTGCCGTCTGCCAGCCCCTGCGGCAGCGGGTTCACGACCAGCATCAGCCGCCAGCGGTCCACCTGTGTGCAGGTGAGCAGGCGCTGCACGCACGGCAGCACCAGATCGGCGCGCCCCATCGTGGGCACAATGACGAGGCAGTGGTGTTCGTTGTCGTGGTGCATCTTCTGCGCTCCCCGCCTCTCGGGCGTGTGTGTGGGGTGCGCAGTGTATCGCGGGCGGGCTACCTTGGGGAGCCAGCGTCAGGGCGCGTACCTGTCAGCCCGCAGCTGCCAGTGGTGTGGGCGCACGCCGAAGCCCACACGCACCTCACGCACGCCACCCACCAGCCACTGGTCGCCAGTGGCCTGCTCCACGATGTAGTCCTGCGGGCTGGGCGCCCAGGTTTCCTCATAGTCCAGCAGGAACGTGGCGGCGTCCATCGCCTGCACGCCCTGGTTCTGCGCTGGTGCGCGCATGAACCCAGACCACCCCAGCACGGCGAGCTTCGCCTCGGCCACTGTCACCAGCATGAACTGCGGCGTGCCGTCCGCACTCACCGCCTGCACCGCCACTGTCGGCACGGTGGCCTCGTTCGCCAGCCCGGTGGTGGCCACGCTGGTCAGTGTGGCGAAACGCTTGGTCGTCACCTGGGTTCCGTTTGCCGCGAAGGTTAGCGTTTCGCTCTGTGCCGCACCACCGGGTGCCGTGCCCACCAGCTCCACGGTGCCGCTGCCTGTGGTGCCGCCAGCCACAGTCACCTGCAGGAACGCCTGCCCCAGCAGGGCGCGGGTCGGCGTCAGCGTAGCTGCTGCGGTGGTGGCCACCAGCGCGAACGCCGTCTTTCGGCGCACGTCCACCACCGTGTTCGCGCTGCTGGTGACCGTGCTCATGCCTTGGTGCCCCACACGAACGTGTCCAGCCCATTCCGCTCCAGCCGCCCCTGCAGGCTGGCCCACCCACAGGCGGCGCGCAGCACCTGCAGCATTTCGTCGGGGTCGCGCCCCCCGTAGTAGCCGGGCGTCGGGCTGTCCTCCAGGTGGTGCTCGGGCCGCAGCCTGCTGGCACAGCTGAACGCCAGCAGGCCACCGGGCCGCAGGTGCTGCGCCGCTGCCTGCAGTGTCTGCTGCCAGAACGGGTCATGCTCCAGCATCTCGGTGCTCACCACCACGTCCACCGGGCCACCCACAGGTGGGTGCTCGTGGGCGATGCCCACCACGTCCACGCCAGCGCCAGCGTATGCGTCGATACCCAGGTAGTACGACGGCGCCGGGAACAGGCGGCGCGGGCTGCCGTTGATGTCGCGGCTGCCATACTCCAGCACTCGCGCACCAGCGGCGAACAGGTGGGGATGGTTCAGGCGCAGCCCGCTCAGCCAGTCCATGACGGTGGCGTGCATCAGCTCTCCAGGCTGGGCGGCGCCAGCGTTTCCGTGGTGGGGTCTGCCGCTGGCGCGTCGGCCTGCGCCTGCGTGTCGTGCGCTGTGGGCGCCTGTGCGGCCTGTGGGGGCGCCTCGGGCTGCGGGGCGGCGTCGGTGCGGACGGTGCGCTTGCGGGCCGCCTGCGGGGCGCTGGCGGGCGCCTGCAGCGTGTGCTGCGGCTCCCACGCACCGGCTGCCAGTGCCTGCACCTGCACCTGCGCTGCATCAGTCACCACCACCCGCAGCGCCGCATCGGCCACTGTCAGCGCGTGCACCTCGTGGTGCGTGGCCAGTACCTGCAGGGTGGCGGCCAGCTCGTCCACGGGGCCAGCCACCAGCACCACCACGGCAGCGCGCAGGTCCGCGCTGCCCAGCTGCGCGCCCAGGTAGGCAGGGTCACCCGCCAGCAGGGTGGCACGCCCCACGTGCGCGCGCCAGCCGCCCGCTGCAGCCACCGCACGGCCACGCCCCACAGGCGGCAGGGTTGCGCCCGGTGGCTGGTCCAGCAGCAGCACGTGGCGCGCATAGTGCAGCCCAGGCTGGGCGCTGGGCAGCAGGTCCATCGTCGGCAGCACGCCCACCACGTCGTTCTGGCTCACGATGCCTCCATTTCAGTGAACGGCGCCAGCTCAACGCTGGAGCCATGGTATTCGCTCAGCAGGGCGCGCAGGTTTTCGGGCGCCAGCAGGTCGGCGGTGGCTTCCCAGCCCAGGGCGCGCAGGCGGCTGCCGTCCACGCGGTAGGCTGCATCCTGCCCAGGCCGGTCAGGGCTGGTGACCACAGCCTCGTCCTCGTGCACGCCCAGCTGGGAGGCCAGCGCCAGCACCACCTCGCGCACGCTTGCCACACGTGGTCCGGCGATATTGAAGGTGGCACCAGTGTTCACCGCGCCCGCAGCCAGCCACGCGGCCACGTTGCACAGCGCGTCCGCGAACTCGTGCACCGCCACCCACTGTCGCAGCTGGGTGCCGCCACCGTGCAGTGGCACAGGGCGGCCCGCCTGCAGCAGCGCGCAGGCAATCGGCAGCAGCTTCTCGCCCAGCTGTCCCGCCCCCCATGCGTTGCACCCGCGCGTGATGGCGTACTGCAGCCCGGCGCTGGTGCCCATCGCGCGCACCGCCAGCTCCCCGGCTGCCTTGCCTGCGCTGTAGGGGCTGCTCGGGCGCAGCACGCTCCACTCTGGATAGGGGCCACTCAACGCAGGGCCATACACCTCGTCGGTGCTGCAGTAGACCAGCGGCACACCAGCCGACGCGCACGCAGCGGCCACCACCTGGGTGCCGTAGCCGTTGACCAGCATAGCCTCGCCCGGCTGCTGCAGGCTGCGGTCCACGTGCGACTGCGCCGCAAGGTGCAGCACTACGTCGGGGCGCGCGCCTGCCAGTGCCACCCGCACGTCGTCGGGCGAGCACACGTCACCCAGCCACAGCTGGTCGCCCAGCGCGCTCTCCACAGCGCCCCACCCGGTGGCGGCACGGGTGCGCGCGTCCAGCACGGTGACACTGCGCGCGCCGTGCGCCTGCGCCAGCTGGCGCACCACGTGCTGCCCGATGAACCCTGCACCACCTGTGACCAGCGTGCGCATCACCGCCCCCTCGTGCGCCGTGTGCGGCGCGGCTCCGCTGCTGGCAGTTCCACCTGCTGCCAGCGTTTGCGCTGCAGCACCACCGCAGCCGTGGCGGTGTGTGCCTGGGCCAGCCACCCGCCTGCGGTGCGCTGGCAGGTCACCGCCTCTTCTGGCGTGTGTACCACCAGCCCCTCGTCAGGGTCGCCGTCAACGTGTGGGCGTGTCCAGTGCGTGGTGGTCATGCGGTGGCGTCCGCAGGGAACGCCCGCACGTACCGAGCCAGGATTGCAAGCGCGGCGGCTGGCAGCGCGCTCTCGTCCAGCGTGTACCTGTAGCCGGAAGCGCCCTCACTGCTCATTCCAGCGTGCCGCGCCCGATTGAACTCTGCCACAGCGCACAGCGTGGCGGCGTGCTGCAGGTCCGCAGGCGGCTGCGCGTACCCGAACGTGTACGTGACCGCCACCTGCTGGCGCCCCTCGGGGAAGTAATACCCCAGCGGGGCCAGCCGCACGATGCCGGGTCGGTTGTCCACGTACCACTGCGTGGCCTGCAGTGTGCTGCCCGTACACACCACTGCCGCCACACTCTCCACAGGGAAGCCACGCAGGCGCAGCTCGCTGGTTCCTGCGTTTTCGATGTCGTACAGCTCAGTCACGGTGGTAGCGGTCAGCGCGGCCATGCCGCAGTAAGCCAGCACCTGCTGCTCGCCCACGTCCACGAGATCGTCCAGCAGGGCGTCGTGCATGGTGACGCCCGCCGGGATGCCGAGAACCCGCTTGCAGCGGGCGGTGCTGGTCAGTGTCGCCATCTCACACCTCGGCAGCGCGGGGTCCGCGCCGGTAGCGATAACCGACATTCCCATGCGCTGCTGCGTGGCGCCGCTGGCGCGGGGTCAGGTTGCACTCGGCCAGCCCCCGTTCCTCCAGCAGCCGGATGGTGGTGCGCCACTCGCCGTCCGTGATGCCGCTGGCCTGGACGAGCGCCCGCTTGTCCTGCCACTGGTCGGTGAGCGCCGCGAAGATAGCGCGCTGGCTGGGTGTGCTGATGCGTGGTTTCGCGTCCTCAAGCGCCTGCAGCCACTCGGCGGTGCAGTCCTGCCAGCCCAGGCACAGCGCCCGCGCGTGTGCAGCCTCACCCTGCAGGAACAGGGTATGTGCCACCTCACCACCCAGCTCAATGGCGCGGCTGTCGGTGGCCTCGTCATACGTGGCGAAGGCGATAGGCTGCGCGTCGTGGTGCGCTGCATCCCGGTCGTAACGCCGCAGGACGAACCGATAGGTGCCTGCAGCTGGCGGGGTGTCGTCGATTGCACTCATGGGGTGCGCCCTCCTGCGCGGACTGTATCACGCGCGCAGTGTGGGTGCGCAGCACAGCCCTGCAGGGTGCGCAGCTGCACCTGCGCTGCGCACCACCCGCGCAGCAGAACGCCCGCCCAGCCGGGCGGCTGGTGCGGGCGCTGTGTGCCGCCGGGTGGCGGCGCGGTGCCGTCGCTTAGGTGGCGGCGATACCGGCCAGCACGCTGGCGCCCTTGGTGTTCGCGAGCACCACAGCGCCGTCCCAGTAGATGTCGAACTGGTCGAACTGGCTGTCGGTGGTGGCCAGCGGCATCATGGTCATCGGGGTCAGCTCTTCCAGGTAGGCGAAACGCTTGTTCACCACCACCAGCGCGGTGGTGGGGTTGGTGGCTTCGCCCGCGAACGCCGTGATGCTGGTGCCGCTCCAGCTCATGGCGTCAGACATGCCGGTGGACACCACCAGGGGGATGCCGTCGTAGGTCCGCACGCGGAACCCAGCGGCGATCTCCACCTCATTGATGAACTGCTGCTGCGCCTGCAGGGCGGCGTTCAGCTTGCGGATACCCTTGAACGAACCGTAGATAACGAGATCGCTGCGGTTACCGCTGCCGCGCACGCTGTCGATGGTTTCGTCCAGCTTCGCCAGGGTGAGACTGCCGCCTGCGCTGGCGCTGGTCTGCGCCACCACCTGCCCGCCGACCGCGTTGATGAGGGTCAGCAGACCGTTCATCATATTCGCGTCGCCGCCCGCGCCGTTGTTCCCGACGAAGATGCACGCCTCCAGCGCCTCGTTGAAGTCGTCAGCCTTCTGCATCATTTCTTCGGCGAGGATGTCGATGTAGCTGCGGCCACGTGCCCGCATCTTGCGGGTGACGCGCCCACGGGTGGCGAGCGTGGCGTAGGTGAACGTCGCCTGCGCGTAGCTGCCAGTGCTCTCCACCACGCTGTCGGTGTCAGCCACCCACACGTCGCCCACGCTCATGGAGCTGGCGGTGCGGCGGTTGATGATGGCTGCCGAACCGCTGCCCGGCTTGCGGTCCATCGTCCCCAGGGCGCCGAACTCGCGGATCGACAGCTGCTGGATGATGCGGTTGGTGAAGTTCTGGACCAGCGTGCTGCCAGCGCCAGCGACGTTGATGGCGCGGGCGAACGCCTCGCGCTTCGACGGGTCGAGGCCCGCCCACACGGTAGGGGTGGTGCTCATGGCTCAGGCCTCCATGCTGTCAGTGATGACGCCGTCCGCGAAGGCAGCGGCGAGGATGCTGCGCAGGTCAGCCTCCAGCTGGGCGCGGGTCTGCACCACGGTGCTGTCCCGCCGGTCAGCCTGCGCGCGCGCCACCTGCACCAGCGCAGAGCCAGCACCCAGGGTGCGCTCCACGGTGCGGATCAGCGTGCCGTGGCCACCGACATCGGTGTGGCGGTGCGCGTGCGGGCTGTGGGCCACACCCTGGCGGCTCGCAGCGGCCAGGGCGCGGTTCAGCTGGGCTTCCTTGGCGTCCAGCTGGGCACGCAGCTGGGCGGCCTCGTCGGCAGCCGGGGCGGTGGTGGTGGTCGGTGCGACGCGCTCCACCAGCTTGGCGAGAACACCGTTCAGCTCGCCGATGGCGCGCTCCAGAGTGTCCAGCCGCTGGGTGTCGGTCGCCGTGCGGTTGTCGGGCATGGCGTTGTCCTCGCTGTGGGTTGATTGCAGTGCTGCGCTCTGCACGGCGTCCGACTGGCTGTTCGCAGTAGAACCCTGCGCGCCTGCCGTGTCAATAGCCGTATCACCCGCGCGCAGCTCGGGCGGTTCCTTGTCGAAGCGCGTGTATAGCGCCACGATGCGCTCGTACACTTCGGGGCGGTCGCTGTCGGGAATGTCCACACCACCGCGCGCGCCGTTCAGTGCACCCATAGCTGCGGCCACACCACGGAACACGATGTGCAGCTCGCCATTCACCATCTTGGCGAATGGCAGCTTGTAGCTGGCGCGGCGCTCGGGGTTCGCAGTGTCCACCCACAGGTGGGCCATCGCGTAGCGTTCCCAGTCGGGCGGGTCGCCCAGCACCTCGTTCGCGGCGTCGGTGTCCCAGCCCCAGGCGGTGTCCTCGGGCGCCAGCGGCAGGTCCATATTCCCACCAGCCACCCGCTGCTCGTCGGGCTGGGTGGGCGCGCTGCCTGCACTGCCGCCATCCACCAGCTCGTCCACGGTGGCGCGCTGCCAGCTATCGCACACCCACTCGCTGGCGCAGGCGAACGCAAATGCCTTGCACCACCCGTCGCGGGTGCGGTGCGTGCAGGTGCCGCACCGCTGGGTGGTGCTGTCAGACAGCCGGTAGGCTGGCGCGTCACCAGTGGCACGATCACCAGCCATCACCTGGGCGTAGGGCATGGCGGCGCCCGCTTCGCCACCTTCGCCCTCCGTTTCGGCCTCGGCTTCAGCATCGCTCCCTTCAGCGCCCTCGTATTCGGTTTCGTTCTGGTGCTGGAACACGCCCACGTTCACGTGCACGTTCATGCCGCGCGTGTCCATCCCCTGGGCTGCACCGCCCAGGTACGCAGGCGCGCCTGCGGCACGTGCAGCCGCCAGTGCCTGCCCGGTGCTGCGGGCCAGACCAGAGATCCAGCTGTCGGGGTTGCTCGGGCGGCGCGTGACCGCAAGGTGGTCAAGCTCGACCGCCTTGATGTAGATGCGCTCCACCTCGTCGTTTTCGTTGGTGACCACCTCGGCATCGGTGAACCACCCGCCGATGGACATACCCACCACCTGCCCGCGCTTCATCGCACCCATCAGCAGCTGCGCACGCGGGTGGTCGGGGTACACCTCCACACGCACTGCCAGCCGGTAGCCTTCCGCCTGCTGCATGGTGCCGCCATCGCGCACCACTGTGCCGTGCTCCACGCGGGCCTCAACGGTGCGCCCCATCACCTGCTCCCACTCGTCCTCGTGGTGGCCAGGGACGTATGGCACACCACCCGCCATCTGGCGGGCCATGCTGTCCAGCGCCTCGCGGGTCATCTCGGTGCCGTGCCAGTCCACGCTGGTGCTGCTGGCGTAGCCCTCCAGCAGCACCGGGCCGCTGACCGGGCTGGCGCTGTCGCTGACAGCATCCCGCACCTGCGCAGCGCCAGCGGCTGGCGCACCCGCCACCCGCAGGCCGCCACCCAGCAGCCCCTGCATCGGCAGGCGGCACCGGGCCGTCCACACACGTTTCCCGTCGCGGGTGCCTGCGGCCTGCAGGTCAATCTGGTGCTGTTCGGTTCCCACAGGCACAGTCACGCGCATGGCGTCCTCCATCCACAGGTGCGGCGCCTCGCAGCGTCTGCTGGCGTCTGTACCACTCTGCTGGCGTTGCATCAACCATCACCACCCGACGCCAGCGCGGACAGCGCCACCGCTGTGCCGCCCTCCACCTCCGCGCGCGTCCAAAACACCAGCACGCATCGGCAGTGTCCGAGGCACAGCGTACCCTGACCGGGCCTGCGCGACAGGTCACCCAGCCGCACGAAGCCCTGCGCCCCCTCGGCCTCACAGGTGGGGCAGCTGTTCCCGCCAGCGTTCACCCACTCCACCATCCATTCCACAGGTGCACCGTTCACAGTGGTCACGGTGCGGTCCAGCGCATCGGTCAGCTCGCGGTTCGCCAGCCCCACCAGCAGCCCGCTCCAGTTATCGATGCGGGCTGCCTGGGCCGCGAACGTGGCGCGCACCACTTCTGCCACGTCCCCGGCTGTGTCTGTGGGTTCCACGTCTGTGATGCGGCTGCGTTGCACCGTGCTGGCGCGGCTCAGCACCTCGCGCACCCGCGCCTGCAGGCCGCCCACCAGCCCGCTGGGCAGCGACAGCCAGCCCATCGCGTCCTGCCAGTAAGCGCGCCCGCTGGTGCGCCACTGCGCCTCTACAGGCCCCAGACTGATGCGCTCGGCAGCCTCGTGGCCCAGCTGGGCGGCGCGCAGATAGAACGGCTCGGTGCGTACTGCCCAGCTGCTGGCCAGCTTGTCCAGCTCGGCCTCCACGACGCGCTGCGCACGCCCGGCCTCGGCCACGTCCAGCACGCCGTCGCGGCCATAGGCTGCGCCCACAGCTGCCTGCACCGCCACGCTGGCGCGGTCGTACAGCTCAGTCACCGCCAGCTGGTATTCAGCCACCACCTCGGCCAGCTTGCGCAGGTTCAGCGTGCGCATCCCAGCGAACCGCCCAGCGGGCTGCCACTGGCTCGGCAGCCACTCACCCGTGGTGGCCATGCTGGGCACGTCCCGCCCCTGCAGGTGGTGCTGGTGGTGCTGGTGGTGCTGGTGGTGCTGGTGGTGCTGGTGGTGCTGGTGGTGCTGGTGCCCGCACTGGCCAGTGCCGCACAGCGCACGCGCCACCAGTGCGCTGCGCTCGTCGTCGCCTGCGGTGCTGTACGGGTGCCCCTCGGGCAGCAGGTCGGTGTCGTGCGCCGCCTTGCCTCGCGGCTCGCCGGTGCGCAGTAGGAACAGGAAGCTCTCCACCCGCGCGAATGCCCACTGCTCGGGGCTGGCCACAGTGGGGCGCACGCTTTCGGGGTTTGTGTGGTAAGCGCCGACGCCCCGCTTGAACACCTCTGCCAGCACCTCGGCGGTGGTGCTGCGGTCGGCATCGTTATCGACCTCTGCGTTGTGCTCGCGGGCCTTTTCGCGCAGGGTGTCCTGCACACTCTCGGACAGGTCGGCCAGCGCCGCACGCAGCTGGGCACGCTTGGCGTCTACCTTGGCCTTTTCGGCATCCACCAGCTCTTTCATGTAGGCTTCGCCACGGTCACCCACTGCAACCCACTTGATCTGCGCGATGACCCCAGGCAGTCGGAAGTCTGCCCGGTGGCGCGCCACCCAGGCCTCACGCAGCCGGATGGCACCTTCCTCGGTGTCGTTACGCGGGCGCATCTTGCCACCACGACGCACGATGGGAGCCAGCTTGTCATACTGGCTATTGCCACGTATATTCCCACCCTTTCGCCAGATGGACGGGTATTCGGTGCGCAGGTTTTCCGCGTACCGCAGGTCGAACAGCTCCCACTGGCTACCGCCCAGGCTGACCGGCTCGTTATCGCCTGCCGCCGGGAAGTTAGTGGGGTCAGTGTCGCCGACAGCCTTGCGCAGCGGGCTGCTATCATCGTCAGTGCCGCCTTCTGCCGCAGTGGCGTTCCCTGTGTCTGCGGCGTAGCTGTTCGCGGGCGCAAGTCCAGCCACCAGCTGGTCCAGCGGCAGCGGCCCCATATTCGTGTCCACCAGCGGCACGTCGCCGCCCGCCACAGGTAGCAGGCCCAGCTGCGCACGCACTTCGTTGACGGTCAGCACGCCACGCTTCACCAGCAGGTCGTTCGCTTGCGCCTGCTGCAGCCGCTGCTGCGGGGTTAGCGGCTGCGCCCTGTCGAAGCCGAACACCACCTTCCCGCGCGCCTCGGGCGGCAGCAGGCGCGGCAGCACCTGGGCGTTCACGCGCGCCTGCAGCAGCTCTAGAATCGGGTTGATCAAGTGGCTGCTGGCCACGTCGAGCTGCACGTTCGCGGTGGCGCGGTTGATATTTTCGCTCTCACCCAGTTCCACAGGCTGCACGCCGAACACCCGCCAGATGGTGCGGCGCAAGCCGTCCACCACGTCCAGCAGCTGCACATCTTTCAGCGGCCTGCGCAGCTCCACCCACTTCGCGTCGATACCGTTAGGCTGCGGGCTGGTGAGCACGCGCAGCTTGTGGTCTTTGCCGCGCATCACCTGCAGGTCGGCGCGCGCCCGCTCCGCAGCCGCACCTGCCACACCACCCAGCACCAGCAGCCCAGGCGGGATCTCGTCCGCGTCCATCGCCAGCATGGCGTGCTCGCTGCTCAGCAGCACGGTCACGCACTCGTTCACCAGGGTGTCCAGCAGGCTGACACCGAGATTGCTACGGGTATTCCTGAACAATGACAGGTAACACAGGCGCTCAGGCGGCATCCGCACGATGATGTCGGGCTGCCCGGTGGGCACGCCCGTTTCGCTCTCCTGCTCGTACCGCAGCAGCACGCCCTTCGCGTCAGTCACCGGGAACCAGCTGCTGCCCAGCCACGGCACCAGCTCCAGCAGCTTGCCACCCTGCTCGTTCAGCTCCAGGGTGCCAGCGTCGTACACCAGCAGGTCGGTGACCACGCGGGTCATCACCTCCTGCCACGTGTCGCCGTTGCGGCTGGGCACCTGCAGCCAGTCACGCGCTGCGCGGGCGTGGTCCATCATGCGCCGGTATTCGTCGGCGTTGCGCGGGTCCACAGTGGGCTTCACGTACCAGTCCCAGGTGGCCACCCGGCGCACGATGCTGTCGACGCAGGCGCGCACGTCGGGCGTCTGCCGGTACAGATCCCAGCACTGGATGGGCATGAGGTTCCGCCAGCGCGAGAAGAACGAATAGTGCCCAGGCCCACCGCTATTCACGGCGTCGTAAGGCGGGCCGTCCAGCGCCTGCGCGTACCCCAGGCGCTCACGCGCGCTCGGGCGGTGCGCAGCCCCAGCTGCGAGCCAGCTGGCGGGCTGCGCCACAGCACGCGCACGCCCCACCTGCACCACGCCCAGCGGCATCAGCTTCACGTCGGCCATCGTTCCCTCCAGCGCGCCCAGCCTACCCTATCGCCCGGCCAGCAGTTTCACGAACCCGCCCAGGCGGGCGCGTGTAGCCTCTGGCACGGCTGGCTGGTCACACCCTGGCGTAACACCGACGAACCCGCCGAAGATGCGCGCCATCAGCCGCCCGGTGCGCTGGTCTGACTGCTCTGCGCCCGCCTCCCAGGCGGCCCGCAGTGCCGCCACCAGCGCCCGCTGCTCGGCCACGCTGGCGCGCGCCAGCAGCGGCTGCAGGTCGGGGTGCGCTTCCAGCAGCTGCGCCAGCACCAGCATCAAGCCAGCGTCACCCATGATATGCCCCCTGCGTGGCCATAATGTCAGCCGCCACCCGGCTGTATGCGTCGCTGAACCTGTAGTGGTCGTCCAGGTTGCCCTCGCTCCACACGTAGCGCGTGCCTGCCTCGTTCATCACCCGCTTGGGCGCCTGCATCTGGTCGGCCCAGCCTTGCACCCGCCACACGTCCTCGGGCCACGTGCGGCGCGCTGGGTGCACGCGCGCATCCTCCATCGTGGCGTCCAGCAGCTGGGTCCGGTCCACCGTGACCAGCTTGCGCTCGTAGTCCTGCCGCAGCCCGTAGTCCTGGGCGCCCACCCGGTCGGTGGCATGGAACTGGCACAGCCACACGTCACACACGCCAGTCTCGGTACAGCGGTCCCGCAGCTGCTGGGCTGCACGGGTTTCGGGCCGCGCGTCCACCACCGCCACGTTCACGCGGTAGCGCACCAGTAGATCATACAGCGCGTCGAAGCTGCCCACCTCGCCGGTCCAGCGCCCCACCCGCACGGCGCGCTCGTCATCCTCCCGGTGGCGCACCACGCAGATGTCCACGTTCAGCGCCCGGCTACCCACGTCCACACCAGCCACCACCTGCTCGCTCACCAGCCGGGCGTCGCCGCCCTCGTCCATCGGGTCGCCGCAGGCCGCACGGGTGAGCATGTCGAGGGTCACCGCGCTGCCCTCGGGCGCATAGGGTAACCCCAGGACACTGGCATAGAACGCCACCAGCTTGGCGCCACTGCCCTGTGCCTCCACCCACTCGCGCCACAGCGGGCGCAGGTCTTGCGAGAGCACGTCCAGGCGGCTGATGTGGTAGCCCCTGCGGTGCACTGCAGCGCGTTCGGCCACCCACTGCCCACCCTCGGCCACGCGGTCGAAGGGGCGCCCGCAGCGCCTGCACACGGGGCGCAGGGTGCCATCCTCGGCGCGCGCCTTGTCGCGCAGCTCCCACCGCCCGGCATCGTTGCGGGTCACCACGTTCACCTGCCAGTCGAGCAGCTGCCGCTCGCCACAGTGCCCGCAGCGGTGGTGCCACCTGCGCCCGTCGCTCTGGTCGTACAGCGCGGCGATGCCCTCGCGCGGCAGGGTCGGGTTTCCGATGCGGAACAGCTGCGGCGCACTGCTGGCGCGCAGGCGGTCACGCGCGAACGCCAGATGCTCCTGCACGCAGCGGTCGTATTCGTCCACCACCAGCACGTCGGCACTGAACTCGATGAAGTCGTTCACCGTATTGCTTCCCAGGAACAGCAGCGCACCCGTCCCGAACCGCTTGTGCCGCACGCTGCCGATGTCGCCGTGCGCCAGCTTGGCAGTGTAGGCGGGCACCTGCTCCAGCAGCGGGTGCACGCGCCGCTGCACGAAACGGTCGCGCAGCTGGAAGCTGGGCAGCACGTAGGCACAGATGCGCCCACCCCACCCAGCGCGCTCCAGGGCCAGCTGCACCAGCAGCTCGCTCCACCCCACCTGCACGCACTTCATGGCGTCGAAGCCCTCAATGCGCGGGGCGTCGCAGTAGAGTTCCACGAGGTACGGCTTGTCAGCGAACGCCAGCGGCTCGCCTCGCGTGGTGCGGTGGTGCCGCATGGCGATGCCGAGCAGCGGGTACTGCTCGGCCAGCGTGTCCACCACCTGCGTGGTGGGCGCCTGCATATCTGTGAGCCTGTCGCGTGCCACTACAGCACCCTCCTGCCCCGGTTCGGGGCCAGTGCGGGCAGCAGCGGGCGCGCTGGCCTGCCGGGGTGCCGTGGCCGCACGTTGCACGTTATGAACTCGCGCTTCTGCGCACTATAGGCGCGCCCGCGCCTGCCACACTCGCGCGCCCAGGTCAGCTCCTGCGCGTGCCAGCCTGCCGCCACCAGCTCAGGCACTGGCTCGGCCTCGGCCACCACCACCGTGCTGCCAGCAGCCGCCCAGCGCAGCGCCAGCTGCACCACCTCGGCGCGTGGCAGGTCGTGCGCGTAGCCGCTGGTCCCCACGTAAGGCGGGTCCACGTACACCACAGCGCCGCCCTGCACGGGCACCTCGCGCGCTTCGGCGTAGACGGTGGCGGGCACCGCCTCGTGCTGCTGCAGCCGCTTGATAAGACCGGGCAGCGTGACAGCTACCGTGCCCAGCTCGCTGGCGCCAGGGCCACGGTACAGCGTGCCCCACAGGGTCCAGCCCTCCAGCAGCACGTGCCGCGCCAGTGCGTGCGGCGTCGCGGCCTGCGGCTCGCCCTCGGCCCGCAGCGCAGCCCACAGTGCACGCGGCTGCGCGTGCTGCCAGCTGTCCAGCACCAGCGCAGCACCAGCCCACAGCGCGGGGCTGGCGTAGCTGGCCAGCAGCAGGCGCGCCCCAGCATCCGGCTCGGCCCACACGTACCGCAGCGCCTGCTGACCGGGTGCCAGCCCGAGCACCCGCAGCGTGGCCTCGGCGTAGTTCTGTTTCCCGCCCTGCCTGCTCACGGGTGGCCTGCGTGCCGCATGGTGCAGCCGCAGCGAAACGGCAGCGGTGCCTGCGCACAGCTCCACGAACAGCGGCACAGGCTGTGTCACGCATCGCCTCTCGGATGGTTCAGCAGCAGGTGGTTGAATATGGTCGCAAAGTCGGTGTCTTGCGACGGTATGGTGGCGTGGTACAACGTCTGAACCCCACTGGGTTTCAGAACAGTTTCTAACGCGGAGAGGTTAGCGGCGAGGCGGTTACTTCTGGTCGGTGACCGGCGACGCACCTCCCACTTGTCGAATATCTTGCGCGCAGATTCAGTGTATTCACCAGTGCTGTGTGCGTAGGCGGGCTGCCCATTCACTTGCATCACCTTTCCAAAGCGGGTCATCGTGAGTGCCGCCGAGCTGTCAATGGTGGTCCATGGGTATGCGTTGACAATGGTGAACCCAGTTACCCCGAACCCGTGCACAGCCACACCACTCCCCTGCAACGCAAGGAAGGCCCCATCAAGCCAGCGCCGCGCAGGTGAGTCCTCTTTGCGCAGGGTTGCCTTCACCGGAACCAGCCCACCCAGCGCGATCCGTGACGCACCCTCACCCAGATACCGTCGCACCCAGTCAATGTCCGCACCACAGTGCACCGCAGGGACCACTGCTGGATAGCTACGCCGTAAGGCCAGCCAGTTCGCATAACTACGTACAGGATCACCGATCACGTCGAGACTGGCACACCAGTCAAACACCGCCCCACTGGCGCGAAGGAAGCGCCCATATTCCAGGACGCTGATGTGTTCTCCCAGGCTTGCGGCAGAGAACGCACCACTATCCAGCACAGTGTGCACCCGCCGAATGAAAGGCATCGTCTGTGCCACCACAGGGCGAAGGTAGTGCCACGACACCAGCATCCCGGCCTGCATCAACGCCTCCGCTCAGCAGGGCCGAACGCAGCACGCTCTGCCTGCGGCGGGTGGCTCACCAGCGTCCAGACGCTGTAACGGTGCCCATCGCCACCCTCGTAGATCCGCACGCGCACGCCCACGCTGTGCAGCACGGCGCGCCCCACCACGCTGGCGCTTGCCACGTCCAGCAGGTGCTGCAGGGTCTGCCGGTCCAGCAGCATTCGCACGTCCTGCGCGGCCAGCGGGCCGCCCACCACAGTCTCACCCACCAGGGTGTCCTGCAGCCCGTGCGGCGCCTTGCCAGGGCCATGCTCTACGATCGCCCCAGGCGGCAGGTGCAGGCGGCTCATTCGGTGTCCTCCACGTGTACGTCCACCACCTGCGCGCGTGGCACCGCCTGCAGGATGGTGGCAAGCTCGGCCACCTCGACCTGCATGGCAGCCAGCAGCGCCGGGCCGCCACGCTTGCGGGCGTCGGCCAGCCGGGCGCTCTCCTGGGCCACCTCGTGCGTGTGGGTGTGCTGCACCTGCACCTGCCCAGCCACCGCCACCTGCTCAGTGGGCAGCCCGGTCAGCAGGGCGCGCGCCTTGATCAGCTGCGGAATGTCGCCCACCTGCACGCGCAGCTCACCGCTCTGCACCTTCTTGGCAATCAGCCCCAGGGTGGCGTCAATCAGCAGCACCTGCCGCCGCACGTCCTCGTCGCGCAGGTGGTTCGCCAGAACCTTTCGGCGCAGCTTTCGCACGTATTCCTGCGGGTCTAACTGCCCCAGCTCGGCATCTGATAGTGGTGTGCTGAACGGTGGTGCGGTTACCCGCTTCGCCTCTGTCGCAGCCGCACCGTCAGCTGGTGGCGGTGGTGTGGGTGCAGGCGCAGGTGCTGCTGGCTGCACTGTAGGGTCCACGCCCTGGGTGCCCGCGCCCTGCCGTTCCGCAGACACTTGATGCCGCACTGCTGCGAAGCCAGCGCGGTCCAGCACCACGTCCATCGCCATCTGCAGGGCGGCCACCTTGGCACTGCCCGGCTGCAGGTCCATCAGCGCCCGGTAGCCGCGCAGTGCGTGCCATTCGGCGTCGGGCACCTGCACCAGCCTGCGGTCCCAGGCGAACCTGCTGGCCCACAGGCGCACGTTCGCATCGCCGCAGTTCAGCGCGGTGCCGATCAGCCGCTTGCTCCGCTCTGTGGGTTCAGACAGGCACCACAGCAGGAAGGCAGCATAGGCGCGGTCGTTTTCGGCCTGCCTGGGCTGCAGTGGTTCGGGCAGTGTAGCCAGCTCGCCCCGCTCTGCAGCGGGTGCGGGTGGCGCTGGAGTTAGAACCTTGCGGGGCATGGCGGCACGCTATCACACCACTGCGCACCCTGCCTGCGCAGCTGCGCGGGTAGCTGCGCAGTGGGTGCGCAGCACGTGGTGGTGGTCACGCAGTGCCGTGCAGTGCGTGGTCCAGAATGAACCCAGGCACACGCACCAGCCCAGCGGCATCCCGCCACGCACGCACCACACGCAGGCGGCCCTCCTGCTCGTCTGCGGCCAGCCCCACCACCTCGGCGCGGCCTTCGGGCTGGCGCAGGCGCCACAGCACCGCAGCCCCGTGCCGCTCCACGCTGGCCACGCAGCCGCCCTCCAGCGGCAGCTGCCACACGGTGAACACGTGCTGGCGCCTCACTGGCCCACCCGCTGGTGGCCGAATGGCTCACCGGCCTCGATGCGGTCGGCCAGCTTGCGCACCAGCTCTGCACCGTGCTCGTCGCCCGCAGCGTGCAGCTGCAGGCGCACCACGCTGTCAAGCCACAGCAGCACCCAGGTGCGGGCCAGCTCGGCGCCCAGCTGCACGGCTTCGCGCACCGCCTTGTCATCACCCGGTGCTGCCATCACCCACCTCCTGCCAGCCACGCAGGCAGGTAGATGCTACGTCCACCGCCTCCAGCCGGGTGCGAAAGATCACGGGCCAGCGCGGTTCTTCGTTGGTGAGCATGGTTTCGGTGCCACCGTTGCCGTTCGGCATGTCACACACCCACAGCACCAGCATCTCGTCACCCGCGCGCACCAGCGCAGCAGCCTGGAACCCGCACTGGTACGGCACCACCAGCACGGTGCCAGGGTACAGGCACGGGTCCAGCTCGTCGCTGTCCACTGTCAGCAGGGCGTGCGCCTGTTCTGGCGGGTTAGGGTTAGTGGGTTCACTTCCGTTCATTGTTGGCTCCTATGCTTGGATCTCGCGCCATAATGTCCAGGCACTTGTGGCAAGTCACGTCACTGCGGACATACGTGCAGGCGCCCACCTGCTCGGCCAGCCGCTCGGCACGGCCACCGCTGCAGCAGGCAGGGTAGTGCGGCAGGCACAGGCGCCACCAGCCCAGCCGGTCGCGCCAGCGTGCACCACCACTCCAGTGCACGCGCCGGTTCATGGCACTTCACGCAGGGCGGCCAGCAGCTCCAGGCACCGTTCCACGGCGCGGCCACGCTGGGCACCCTCTGGCGTGCGGCGTGCAACGTACACTGCCGCCAGCAGTGGCCCAGCATCGGGGCGGTGCAGCCGCTCCACGCGCATGGCGCGCGCAGCTTCGGCCCCGCGCCGCGTCTGCCGCAGCCAGAAGATGGCGGCCTCTGGCTCGTCCATCGGCCCCACCACCGGAGCGCGGGTGGCCTGCGGTGGTGCTGTGGCGGCACGGTCCAGGGCTTGGTGCGCCGCTGCGGCGCGGCGGTTTGCGGCGGCCTCGGCCTGCACGGCTGCTGCCAGCTGGGCGCGGGCTGCGGACAGGTCCGCGCGCAC